CTGAAAAACTAAATAAATCTGAAAAACTAAATAAATCTGAAGAAGTAAATAAATCTGAAGAAGTAAATAAATCTGAAGAAGTAAATAAATCTGAAGAAGTAAATAAATGCGAAGAAGTAAGTAAAGATGACAAAAACAAGAAATCCAATGAAAAAATTATTAAAAAAAGAAGAAAAAGGATAAAAAAGTATGACGATACCGAATATATAATTGATGACAATCAGGCCGTACAGTCAGGGATAGTTCCTATATTAAAGAATGTAAATATAACACGGTCTCCACAGAGTGTCAGATTTAAAAATAGATCTAGAAAAATTAAAAGAAAGGTTGTTCAACAGATTATAGAGGAAACAGAAATTTCTACAAGACCAAAGCGTCAACCAAAAAATTATCGAACATTAAAAATATGTATGTTATTGTGTGACGAGCCAAAAGAAGAAGAGGTTGAAAAACGAGTACAAATTATTGATCAACAAATAGATACTGTTATTTATAATTATTTTGATATATCATATAGAAGTATAATCGAAGAAATAGATATTTTATTTATTTCTGTTCAGGATAATAGGATTTATTCAAAGGCTTTGATATCTATAAAAAAACTTCGTAGCAGTCTTTTAGGCAGAATAAATCTTGAGGAATACATTGATATTATTAACCTACATGTTTCTAGACTTAATGATATATTTATCGAGAAGAGTTATGATACTAAAAAAATAGTTACAAATACAACTAAGTGTTTAACCCCTCTTGATATGAGGCTAGTTTCGTATGGTGATTATATTAATACATCTATTGATGCAGATGATTTTCAGAGACTTAGAAAAGCACTGGATGTGACTACACAATTTCCAAAAAGATATATTCCATTACAGCCTGAAGATATTTACAATCAAACACATAATTATACATTGGCATTGTTTACACTTCGAGAGTGTGTTGAAAGAATTATGATTAACGATTATCAATTTTTTAATTTATGTTATATGCCGATACCTAAAAACAGTGATGATGATCCTTATAGTTTTTACAGACTTGTAGAAGTTGATGGAAGCGATCGTCGCTGGAATATGGTTTGTCGACTTGAAGATTTTACTAATGATTTTATTGCTCATGTTTTACCTTGGACTAATAGTTTGTTTAGAAAATTATACAAGGATATATTTGGTGATAACGAGTACCGTCCTAATTATCAGATGCAAGCGCAAATAGGAGATCAAGATCTTGAGCAACTTATACAAAATATTCTAATATTATCACAACCCAAAAAATGCTGTAAAATGTTACAAGAAATTATATGCGAAAAAGCAGTACATCAACCTACAGTATTTGATAAATGCAATTTATATGGTGATGATCGTCTTCAACAGAGACGTTTTAATTCACAAGTAGATTTAGAGTCTGATTCTATAATTGTTTTTAGTTCGTTATTTGATGGTATAAGTTGCGAGGATGCCAGACATCTTATTTCTGAAAGACAACATATCAAGATATAGTTGTACATCTAATTTAATTGTCGTCTAAATAAATAACCTAAATAATAAAAATTATGGAACTTATTGATCACATATCTATGGAATACTGTCGTGTTATAGAAACATCTGAACCTCCAAACTGTATAACCTCTGTATATAACAACATATCTTCTTGTTCTGGTAGTATTATTTCGTGTATATGTATTCCATTTGTTTGTCTTGGACCTCTGAAAGTTATACCACAAGGATATAAAGGTGTTTTATTAAGGTTTGGTATATTTATTAGAGTTCTGAATCCAGGTAGATATAATTATAATATATGTACAGATGAAATAATTCTTATATCAACTAAAACTAAAGTTATTCAAATATCAACGCAAAAAATTATGACAGGTGATAATCTTAGCGTTGTTATTGATGCGGTATGTTTTTTTAATATTTATAATGTAAGAGATGTTTTATTTAATGTGGAAAACTATGCCGAATCAATAGAAAATCTATCAAAAACCGTTCTTCGTACTGTGGTGGGAGAAAACGATTTAAAATCTTTATTTTCAGACAGAACAAATATTAATTTAAGAATGACATCTTTAATGACAGATAGAACTAGACATTGGGGGATTGATAATATAACTGTTGATATTAAAGATGTCTCTATTCCACTTGATTTACAGAGAGTCATGGCAAAAACAGCAGAGGTAAAACAAGATAGTCTTAGTAAGTCTATCGCGGCGGAAGGAGAAAAGAATGCGGTAGAGATTTTAGCAGAAGCTTCCGCACTTATTAAGAATAATCCAGAAGCCATGGAACTTTTGTGGTTTAATACTATCAAAGATATTAGTAAGGAAAAATCTAACACCATTATAGTGCCTAATTCAATTATTAGCAAATTTTTAAATTTTAAAGAATAATTATTTAAATTTAAAGTTCATATTTTTTATCAATATGATAAATTATATTAAACAATATATAATTTAAAAATCTTATATATTGTACTTTATAAAATGGGATCGAATCTATCATATTGCAATAACGATACTGAAATGTCCATAATAAATAATATATCAAATATTGAAAACATTGTAAAAGAACAAAGTAAAATAAAGAAAAAAATTAATAATATCTCTAAATTACATATAAAATTAAAAGAAAAAATATGTAAATACGAAGAATTATTGTGTAATTCTGATATAACTTCGAATAATATTATAAATAATGATTCGTCTATTTGGTTATACGGAACAGAAACTGAATATATAAAAAGTATCTTGGAATACATTGATAAACAAGTTAATCAAGACACAAAAAAAATTAAAAAAGTCAAACAATAAAATGAATTAAAGAATTATATATATATATAAATGAAAAACTCATCTGAAATTCCGGTTATCAACTTTATCAAAACAAATTGTAAAGCTGTTTCTCCTAGAAAAGCATATACTTCAGATATAGGATATGATTTGACAGCAATTGAAGTATTTAAAGTTGTAAATAGCAAAACAACACTATACAGTACAGGAATTATTGTAATCCCTCCAGATGGATACTATACGGAAATATTACCTAGAAGTTCTATTAGCAAAACTGGATATATGCTGTCTAACAGCGTGGGTGTTATTGATCCATCATATACGGGAGAACTATTAATTGCGTTAACAAAAGTTATTGATGACGCTCCAGATTTGGAAATTCCTTTTGTTAGATGTCAATTAATTTTGCGAAAAGCAGAAGTTTCCAATATTGTTGAAGTTGAAAATATAAAACAAACAACTAGAGGTTCTGGAGGCTTTGGTAGCACAGATGGAAAAGAATAACTCGATAAGTTATAAATTAACATTTTTAAAAGATAATTATCTTTTAAAATTGGTTGTTTTGTTTGAAAAGTTAATATAATAATAGATAAATTGTTTAGAAATCTGGTCATCACAATCAATTTTTGTTTGTAAAAATAAACGCTAATTTTATATAAAATAGTTTTTGTATATATAGGTAATTTATCGTATAACTAATTATGTATTTCTTCCATCGCATAAACTTCTGAAAACAATTCTATCATATTCCATTTTTTATAGTTATTATTATAATATACATTTTTCCAAACAAGATTGATAACTAGAATATCTATTTTTCTTGGTGATTGAAATACTTTTTTATATTGTGATTCGTACATACCATCATTATTTTTGGTGCATTCATATTAAAAATTTCATAGTGGTGGATTTGGTTTATTACAATTATTTGTATGTCCTTCATAAGAGCATAATTTATAATAATTATTTCGGTTACAGGAGATTTAATATATATATTTTTTAAAATGTTTTATGTAATTAAAATGGTTATATTACTTATAGTTGGATTAATTCTAATTACTATTTTTATAATAAGTTTACTATATATATGTAAATGCAATCGCGAAAAAACATACAAATCATTACAAGAAAGATTTGATGATACTTCAACCCAAGGTGGGCTTTTAATTCATATGATGATGTATGAACAATTTATATCAATACTTAATAGTCAATCTATAGAAATTGAAGATATGGTTGATTGTGGAACAAAAGATCGGTTTACATGTTCTGCTTGGACATTATTAAGAAAAGATCTTGCTCCGATGCCATTTATTTTTCCAGGTATGAATACAACATTGGGAATTATTGTCGATCCTAAAAAAATATGGTCTTTACTTACTACAATGGCTATAATTGATTCAGATACTAATAATAGGAGTTGTTGTACAAATAATAGTGGTTCTAGTATTGTAACAAAATCTCCAAAAAACTCTCCCGATTATTATAAAGACCCGACAGATGAATGTACTTCATCTGTCTTAAAAAAGAAATCTCCGAAAACTAATTATGATAATTGGGCAGCATATATAGAAAATAATGACCTCGGTGCAAATTGTCCTTCTAAATGCGATCCTGAAGATGATTATTGTAAATATGTAAATGCCGGAGGAGGTACAAACACATATGTCAATAATATGTTATGTACAGATGCTGAAGAGTGCTATAATTTTGAAGAAATTAAAAGTCCACCAGACGACATAAAAAACTTATGGAATGATCCCAAACCAGACGGTTTTTTAAAGCAAACAGTCAAATCGTCATGTGGTATATGTACAAAACCATATTTATGTGTTGCAGACTCGCCACCCGATGGTAAAAATACAATAAAAAATGAAAATAAAAGAATTGCAGCATATGTTGGTAAAAACGCCGAATTATATCCAACGCTTTTTTATAAAGATGATATTTTAGGTGACAGATTATCAACTGGTCGGCTAGCAGGATATGCCTGTAAATTCGAAAGAAAAGACTGGCAAATATGGACTCAAACCATTCAAAACTATTATAAAGAATTATTAGCACTTATGAACCCAGATAATTCTATTAAGACAGAATACTTTAATAAATACAATTACTTGAATTCGAATCCCGAAATGGTTAGTTATCTAGAAAACGAAGTTAATATTTATGTATCTCCTGATAAAAATACGGATATATACAAACAACAAAATAAACAATTCTTGGACTCAATAATAGGATTTTTTTACATTGATAATACATGTGAAACACAACTAAAATCTTTATCGACAATTCCAACACAAGTTGATGGGCAAACAAAATTTGAAAATAATATCGACAGATGTAACTACTATTTTGGCGAAACAACAACCGATAAAAGAAATAATATGGAAAACTTAGAAATATATAAAAATAAAAAAATACTTTCTGAAATGATTACATGGTTTAACAATAAATACAACAAAAAAATTAATGGATACGGATTTAGCGCAGCATCTAATTCATATCCAGACTATAAAGTATTAAGTACAGCAATAGATAACAAAACAGATTTTAATAAATATTTTCACCAAATCTAACTTAAAATAATAAACTTGATAAATAAATGAACACTAGGTTAAAAAGAAAAATGCCACAGTCGAAATTTGAATCTGATTATTCAGATGACCCGAACTATTCAGATGATCACGATGATCACGATGATCACGATGACAATTATTACAACGATTCGAAAAAAAAAACCCGTAAACAAATAAAAGATAATCCTTTTTACAAAAAAATATGTGATAAAATAAAAATAGATGAACCAGATATAAATAAAATATTAAACAATAACTTTTTAATTAAAGACAGAGTGCAACTATTTCAACTATATGAAATATATCAAACAACAATCCCAAATTCAGAACAATGGCTAGATATCAGAAATAAATATATACAAATGTACACAGATAGCACCCAAAAATATATCCAACATCAACAATATTCAAAATCTGAACACAAACTAATGAACACATATATCTCAAACAACACCAATTCTAACGAATATACTCTCAAATATAAAATTTTACAATTAAAAACAAATGATCACAATAAACAAATTATTTTTAATAAATACCAAGATTGGATAAATATGTCCAAATGCGACGATGAATGGTCAAAATTACAACAATGGTTACAGTGGGCAGTAGAAATACCGCACGATAACATTAAAACCATTTCATACACTCCATCTCAAACAACAAATTTTCTTATAAAAGTTAAAGAGCATTTTGACAAACAACTTTATGGCATGGACTCGATAAAAGAACAAATACTACTATTCCTAAATTCAAAAATGCAAAATCCAAATATGAAAAAATGCTCTCTCGGACTAATAGGACCAAGTGGAGTAGGAAAAACAAAAATAGCAAGATTATTAGCAGAAATTATGGATTTCCCATTCGAACAAATATCTCTTGGTGGGATTACATCACCTCATATATTAAAAGGTCACCCTTACACATATGTAGGAGCTCAACCTGGTGAAATTGTAAAATGCCTTAAAAGAATGAAATACAAAAATGGAATCCTATTTATGGACGAATACGAAAAAATTTCACATGAAAGCAACTTATGTGCCGCTCTCCTACATATGACAGACTCCTCACAAAATTTTGAATACAGAGATAATTACTTATCAGATATCACCATAGATCTCTCAAATATATGGTTCATATACTCAATGAACAGCTTACCAACAGACACAGCTCTAAGAGACAGAATATTCGACATTTATGTATCCGGTTACACCATACAAGAAAAATATAATATAGTCTCCGACCATCTATTACCAAAAGCATTAGAAAATATAAACAGACACCCAAAATCTATACAATTCATTAACAAAAAAGCATGTATGCACTTAATAAAAAAAATTGAACCCAATGAATCACTCAGCGGCGTAAGACTTTTGGAAAAAAATATAACGAGTATAGTCAACAAAATAGATTTTTTAGTACACCATAATATCCAAACAACATTCTCATTACCAGAAAAACTAAATTATCCACTAAAACTCGACATCGAGACCATAAATTCACTATTAAAATAAAAATGACTTTCTTTTAAAATAAATACACAATTGCAAAAAATGAAACTACCAAAAGAAATCATCGATTATACAAGCAATTTTTTAGACTGCGGAGATCTACTCAACTTTTGCTATTCTGCTAACAATATTCACCAAATTATAAACTATAAATTGGAAAAAAGCAGAACAGACAAACTAAAATCTCTAGAAACAGCAATATACAGACTATACACAGAACCATATCTAAATTATCTTACAGTTAACACAAATCTACTATCAGATAATCTTTCAGATATATTCAAATATGAAAATATAATAAGAAATTCTAGAACTATACACTCAGACCTAAAAAAACAAAAAATTATACAAATCTTCAGACAAGTATTATATAAACACGGAAAGGAGTTAAAGAATATAAAAACATGTCTAGAAAATCTTCGATTTTAAGATATTGTAGCACATATCTATACCACTAATCATTTGATTACTATTTATTATATTTATTATAATAAATATGTTTTACAATATAAAATCGATAATTAATACATATATATACACCTCACAAGATCGAAAAGAAATTAAATATATCATCTCCAAATTAGATAATACTAAATTTTTGGCCTTACTTTATTTATATGATGGATCAATCATAAATATCACCATAAAAAACAACGGATATATTGAAGCATCTGAACTATGCAAATTCCGAAAAAAAAATATAGACGATTGGCTTATGCTAACAGAGACGCAATCTCTTATAAAAGCACTAGGAAAAATTTTGAAACTTAAAACTTCAAAAATAGTAATTAAAAAACAAAAAGATTCAAAATATATATGGATTCATCCAGATTTAGCATTTCAATTTTCATTATGGGCATCCACATATCTACTAGCATTAACAGTTTCTAAAATAATAAAAAAAGTTATTTTAATATCCGAAATACAAAATGTTAAAATTTTTAAATAAACTATATAAATAAAATGGATAATTCAAGATTTAGATCGGTACAAATGTACTGTGAAAATCCGACTCTTGAAAATTATGATCTTATTACGGAAAAAGACAAAGACTTTATACTTAACACTTGTATATACATAATAAAACATAAAAATACTACATTATACAATATTATGAAAAATATAAATCTTAAAATTGTTAACAACACAATAAAACACGGTGGTCAAGATTACTTTACGACACAATCAGAAAATATCAACATAAATTGTATATCTCTATCAGACTTCGAAATAAAATTATTACAAAATGAAATACTTCATTATATTACACAACAAACTGTTACAAACATAACTAACATAAACTTAAAAAAATCTTTACAAACACACTGCTATGACATAAATTTTATACATAACAACGATTTTACTAATAGCATAAACATTGATAATCTACAAAATATAGTAAAACTTTCAAAAAAAATATGTAAACAATTTAATATGTTATGCGACATTGACATTAAAGAACTATCACTTACAATCTATAATATGATACGAATAAAGCCAGACTATAATCAAATGTTACCTTCGGACAACACAAATTACGAATTTACAACTTTAAAATCAGATGTCTTAGGTAATAATATTGGATTATCACACTATGCTAATATCACAAATATGACACTTAACATCTATAAAATAAAAGAATACACAGATTTCGAATCTGAAGAAGACTCAGAATCCGACTCAGAATCTGAGTCGGATTCTGAACAATACTCACGAGACTCCGAAGATTCAGGAAACTTTGAAGACTCAAAAGACTTCGACAAAATTGGTTACGCAGACTATCAATATGATTCAGACTACCATACACATAAAAAAAAATCTTATAAAAATCAACAAGTAATACGAGGCGACCTACTATTTGGCCCAATAAAACTAAAAAAGTTTTGGAAAGGATATAGCAAACAATTTCAAAATAATACAGGTAAAGTAATATTAGGACAAATTGATAAATACAACTATATAATTATCGGCGAAGAAATATTCACTTTTACGACATTAAATGAAATTTTATATTTTCAAGCTCAAGTATCCGATAACCAGATTCCATACCCAACTGCTTACGGAATAAATACTTTTTATGATCTTTTGAAAAAAAATGTTTCATATTTGAAAAATTTGGGAAGCAAAGACTACATTATAAATCCAAAAAACTATCAAAAAGCAATACAAATATCAACAAAAGAAAATATAATAGCATCAATGATATCATATCCAAAATACGATGAATATAAGTCAAGAAGATGACAAACTTTTAAAATGATATCTTAAATATATTATTATATACACCATCAAATTATGCTACACAATAACAGAAGTAGAGTATCAGAACTAAAAAAATATGAAAATTCGCATAATTTGTGCTATATATTATTTGAATTTTTATTATTATCATCCGTAATTTTACTTTATAGTCTTTTTTTATCGCTTATTCGCACTATTATTGTTTGTATATATTAAAATAATAAAAAAACAAATTATTTATCAAAAGTATATTTTGATAAAAACACAAATTTATTGATATCATAATTTTATTAGTATTTAAAACATCTAAAATAAATTTTAAATGAACACTATTATTAACCCAGAAGACTATGACGAATTTGTATCATTAGGCAGATGTTGTGAAATATCATTTGTACTAGCAGAACTCGAACTCACTACTGTTTCTTACCCTTTCGATTGGGCAACTGTTAAATCAATCACATATTTATGCACTTGTTTAAAAGATGATTTCAAACAATTTTCAAACTTTCTAAAAAAGAACACACCTCTTGTACCTACCCAAAATGAATATCATTCCGGTAACCTAGATATATGTTTTCCACATGGAGCGTCACAATTAACACAAAAAATAAATAATTTTAGGAAATTAATGAAATCAGACAAAAAAATTCTATTCCTCATAAAAAATCACATAAATGATAACACAACAATAAAAGAAGCAGAATTACTAATCCAAACATTGAAAAGTATTAGTTCAACCATCACATTCGAAATACTAATAGTAAACGAATATTTAGACACATATACTGGAGAATACATCAATAATTATCCATCTGAATGTAAATTATATAATGTAATTGGAACACAATTTATGACACCTGAATGTAAATCATATAATGTAATTGGAACACAATTTATCACACCTGAATATTATTTTCCTTATATTTTGCAATGCGACAAATTTAACACCTTATGGTACAAAATTATTATCACAAAAGACTCAGAAGATGACTTCTAGCATGGATTATATTTTCCTTAATTATCAATACAACAGAAGTACAAATCTCTTAATATTTTTTCTACAGTAAAATAATATTTATTTAATAATAAATATTTTCAACATAACTTAAACAACTCTTTTCACTATTTTCAATCACTCATATGTCACATTTATACACAATTCACCGCACATATCCTCAAAATCGTCATCGCGACATCCTTTATGATCAAACAAATGAATACGCATTTTTCTACCTCCGTAATATTTAGAATAATATAACACCTGTCCAACAGCTGATAACATATTGGAATATTTTTTAACTTCTATTACTTCCATATCAGTTAATACATCAATTCTTTTACCATTCACATCAACTTCTCTTTTACCTCCTAATTCCTGAGATAATCTATCACAAATAACTTTCTCTGAAAAAATATATTGTTTAGAATATTTTCTCCTATCTAATAGACTTTTATAACAACTTTCTGTTACAATAAAATACTTTTTATTATGTGAAGGGGTTTTAACAGTATTTTCAAACATATATTTTATAACTAAAGGATGAGTTCTATCAACTTTTTTATAATCAATATATTCTTTATAATCCCCGTTTAATAACATTCTCTTGTAAAAATGTGTTATAGAATCTTTCTTTACTTCATATGTTAAATATTGAAGAATAATTTTATCGCAAAGATAAATCCACGTATCGATTTCAGCAATCATTTACCATTAACTTAATAACAAATATACAAAGTCATTTTATTTTAAAATATATTAGAATATGTTCTTTCAATAAATAAATCATATTCTAATTTGGTGTCCATTTATAATACTTATGTATTATAAATATTATTTTTAAGTTATCACATCCTAACAAATCCAGTGTTGTTTTGATAAAGGTCTGTGTACAGACACAAGTCTTTGATATCATCTGTATATTAGTCTTAAAGATTTAGTTTTAACATTATAAATGTTAAAAACTATTGAAACAAAAATGACAACTGAGCACGTTCAAAATCCTCAGTTGTCAAATATAGGAAGGCAAACCTTTAAACCAAATTTATCAAGAGTTATCATTGAAGCTTTGGAAATTTCCAAAGATCAATGTTTAAACGAAATACAGTTTGCCAAACTTGTTGGTTTCACAGACTCTGAATGTGATATGCTGAATATATACTGGGATCCAATTTTTAATGGATCATGGATTTATCTTTCGGATGAAATGATACTAGAATACTTAACCAAAGAAGTAAAGAAAAATTCACTTAATAATTTTCACAACAAAATATTATTGGGTGATGATTATGTAGAAAATATCGACTATAAAAATATAACATATGAAGAATCAAAAAAATTTCGCTCCTATTTTGTCGGGAACGGTTTTAGAAAGTCCAAACCCTCTCATAACAAAAAATACTATTTAGTAACAGGAAACGCCTATAAATGTATGCTGATGGCTTCTAGGACACCAAAAGGTAAAGAAATGAGGATGTATTATATTAAAGTAGAAAACCTAGCTCGTGATATGAAGGACTATTTTTTTTCGTACATGTCTAGACAAAAAGATATTGAATTGTCTAGTAAAGATATTGAATTGTCTAGTAAAGATCTTCTTCTGATCCAAGTTTACAACTCTCAATTTCTGACTCATAAATTTTTCAAGTTTAGAAAACCGGGCTCGGCTTTTTACATTATATGGTCTGGTATACAACCCAGCGATGATGTATTAAGGGTTAAATTTGGTATTGCAGGTTGTCAAAAGAAAATGCCTACACTTTGCACAAATTGTAATACAGGTATAGGGGAAACAAGCGATTCAGACTCGATTGATAAAAGACTAGGGACTCGCAGATCACTTTGGCCTCAATTACAGGTTCTATACATTGTTTATACATCAGATGCAAAATTTTTAGAAAAGATGATCAAGCGTGCCTACCGTTCGAAAATCAACCCCACAGGGCATGAAATATTGGAAGGAGTACCTTTGAATGAAATACTTGATATAGTCAAACAACATCTTGATCTCTTCAATAAATTTACAGAACACAACGACTATTTAGTTGAAGATAATATAGAACAATACAATAAAATAGCCAATGAACATGTAAATCCGCAACATCTGATCATGAAAGAACAGATTAAGAGAGAACTACTAGTCGAAATCAAAGAAGAAGTCAAAGACATCAAACATGAAATCAAGGAGAAAGTGAAAGAAATCAGACAAGAAATCAAACAAGAAATCAAAGAAGAAGTGAAATCTGAAATGGTGAAATACAAAGAGTATTTATCAACTATAGAAAAGTATAAAGACATTGAACTTAAGAAACTCTTAAGCAAATTAAATCTGGTACAGAAAGGAAATAAGGTTGAGAGATTTAACAGAGTTAAAAAATATTTAATAGATCAAATACACATTGAAAATTTGACAATAAATGTAAATTCCCCTAATACAGGAAAAGAGTTCAAAAAATGTATCCAATGTAATGGTAGAAAATTATTGAATGAAAACAATTTTAGTTTAAACTCAGATAAATGTATTGACTGTCTAGAAAATGGATTAAAAACTCGTGTATGTAACATATGTAAAATTAGAAAACCATTAACTTCGGAAAATTTTATCCAATGTAGTACAGGATTTGCTTCTGATTGTAGACTATGCATAATTGCTAAATACAATCTTGTTAAAAAAATAAGAGTTGATACAAATACCGTTATAACTGATGGTATCCAAACTAAAGTTTGTTATAGATGTGACAAGGAATTAGCAGTAAATGATTTCTTTAAAAACAGTAGTCACAGTGATGGCTTGGATAGCATATGTAAAAATTGTGATAATAAAAGAAAGCATGGCAATGGTGATAGAAGGTTAGTACAATTACAACCAGAAGGACTTCCATCAAACATGAAGTGGTGCTCAATCTGTAATGAGGTGAAAGAAAAATCTGAATATTATGTTGCTACAAGTAGACCAGATGGTCGACAGCATTGTTGTAAGGTTTGTGACAAGAGAACAAGACTTGAAAGAGACAGACTAAAACGAGCCATTGCTGGAAATGCACCGGTAATAAACTAAAAGTTTCATCAATAAAAATTATTAAGTAATATTAATAATCTTAATTAAAAACCGATAGTTGTTTCTGACGATCAGTTTTGTAACTCAAAACACCTTGTAAAAATAAAGATTGTTTATCATAGGTAAATGTGTATAAACTATTCAATTAAAAATTATTAATTACTTAATAATTTTCTTAATGCTAAAAATCGCTCATCGTTTTTGACTATCGGTTTTGTAACTCAACCCACCTTGTAAAAGAATTATTATTTATTAGCAGTAAATGTATATAAATATGTATGTTAACTAGAGGTCTAAAGAAATAATAAAGAATAATAAAATGCAAAAAAAGAGCAATAAAAACAAGAAGAGGAAGAGATCAAACTTTGGTCCAGATATTAGCGATGCTTTTATAAGTGAGTGTGAAACTGAATTTAAGAGTGATAAGACTAACATTATTGCCCGTAATGCAGTTGTGATGTTGGGCTCTATGCTCGCAACAGTTGATTCAAATGAGGCTAATAAAGTTACGCATGTATTTATGAATACTGTAAAAAAGAAGAATTTGAAGTCTACAAATCAGGGTCGAAGTGGTCGATGCTGGATGTTCGGGGGGTTAAATATGTTTAGGCATAATGTTTTGCATGCCCTTGAGTTAGAGAATTTCGAGTTCTCGGAGGTGTATTTATTTTTTTGGGATAAATTGGAGCGGTCTAATACTTTTTTGATGTGGTTTATTGATAATTTGGATAAAAACCCTGGGGACAGGGCTTTTGATTTTATGCTTGATGATTTTATGAGTGATGGCGGATATTGGAATTTTTTTGCTAATTTGATTGATAAATATGGGTTAGTTCCGAAAGATGCTATGAAAGAGACTTTTCAGAGTGATCAATCCGAAGATATGAATCATATCATAGAAGAAAGATTGAGATGCTGTGTTAATAATATTTACAAGAACAGAGATAAGATGTCTAGGGAAGAGTTGTTGGAATTGAAGGTGTCTACTGTTAAAAATATTTATAATATATTAGTTAAGTTTTTGGGTGAGCCGCCAAAAGATTTTTCGTGGGCTTATACAAATGAACAGAATAACTCTAATATTATTGGTGTTCTCACTCCTAAAGACTTTAAAAATATGATTATACCTGGTGTCGATATTAAAGACTTTAAAGTTTTGTGCGATTCTCCTACAGAACATCTTAAATATAAGCAAGTGTATGGTATAAAATATTCGACAAATGTATATAATGGCATACCAAATTCATTTATCAATATTAATATTAATGAGATATCTAAATATGCCGCTAAATCAGTTTTGTCTGGGATGCCTGTATGGTTTGCAGCCGATGTATCACAATGTTTTAATCCATATTTTGCGACTCTTAATGATAAAATGGTCGACGACTCACATATTTTCGGAGAAGTTAAAGATTTTAATAAAGGAGAAAGAATCACAATGAGAGATATTCAAGGAAATCACGCAATGTGTCTAACAGGTGTAAATCTAGACCACAACGGACTACCAGTAGAATGGCAAGTTGAAAACTCTTGGGGTTATTTTGATCACGAAACTCGTGGAGAGGATGGTTGGTTGACTATGAGTCATAGTTGGTTTAAAAAATATGTTATAGAGATAGCGATTCATAAAGATTATTTAAGTCGAACAGTTCAGAAAATATCAAACCAAAAACCTATTATGTTAGAGCCTTGGGATTCTATGGCTCCTGCTCTCAAAGTTGTTCCGAAAGATGCACCGCATATTCTAAATTTTATTAACGGTCTTAAAAAACAAAGAATGTAGTTTAAAAATATTTATATTATATAATATAAATAATGTCTTTTAAATTATTTAATGATACGACGAGTACTTTAACTAGCAATACAGTTACAAATACTATTTTAACCACCAAGACCAATACACACACTATAATGCCTGATCAATATATAGAAACATTTAATTTTTCTATGGTGTCTACATATGGATCAGATGGTAGATTATCTACTAGAAATACTATAGTTTTTACTCCGGTAGTTACATATAATGATATTATAATTTCAAATATAACAATGTTTATATCACAACCACGTATATCAGTAGGTTTATTTAGTGTTGATATACCAAATGGAACATATACTTTATTAACTAGTGGAACATATTTATCGGCAATATTTCCACCTTTACTTAACACATTAAAATTTAATAAACCCGTATTATTAGAAAAAACATTAGTTTACGCTATAGGACTAACATACACATCGACTTTAGACCCTGTTTCTCCTCAAGGTGAAGTCGGCTCATCAACTTTGTCAGGTAGCACATTATATTTTAATGACCCCGAACAGATAATTGATGGTATTTTACCAAAAATATTTAAACAACCAGGTAATGGATTGGCATTATCAACACCATATTTTAGACTTACTTAATAGGTTTACATTTTTTCTATGTCATACGTAGGTTGAGTATTAGAATTTTTAATTTTATTTATATATTCGTACATATAATTGGAATTCATAAGATTCGTAACAAATTCTTGTGTCAAATATGGATTATAATTAAAACATTCCGATTTTTTAATATACTTTGCGTTTCGTAAATCATATATATTATTTTTTCCATATGCAATCATTGAGTTATTTACGTAAAATAAAATTGTATCTCTTATAATATAAATATTTGCTTGATTACAAATAGAAATATATATATTATCCTCTATTTGTGCTAAAAATGATAATGTCATATCTATATAATCCCCAACCGGTATTTCCCAATATTTAATTATTTTTACATTTCTAATAATATTTCTATCACCTTTTGTTATATTTAGAGTCATATTTAAGATGCCAATGTTAGTATTAACTTCTTCATAATAATTTTGATATCCTAAAAATTGAATTTTATAATCTTTATCTTTTACTGCAGTAAAACCTACATAAGAAGTCTTTGTTTTCTTCATATTTGTTATAGATATTTTGTATATAGTTTTATATTTTATCATTTCAACATCGCATGAAATGTTTAACATTAGAAATATCTGAAACAATCTTAACTATTTCTTTGGTAAAAGAATGTTTATATAATTTCGCATAAAAAAATAGCAATCGGTGCTATTTTTTGCTATTCTGTTTACCATATTAATGTCATTCAGTATAACACTAATAATAATCGTATTTATAAAATTTATTTGAAATGAATTTAATTCAATACAATTCTGATGTAAATTTTGATGTATTAAATTCATTAAATCTTTTGGTATTTTAGTAAGTATACTTTTTCCTCTATTTTGGTCGTATTTTATTACTTCTGATACCATATAGTGATATGGTTACATTTTTTCTTATATATAGTGTCATACTATAAAAAATATCCTGTTCTTGTTGATTTATAAGATCGTATGTTTTCTGAGTTGAATTATTACAGAAGGTTTTTATTTCAATAATGCTCATTTATATATTTTTAATTTTACTAACGAATTTCAAATAATGATTTTAAAATCAAACACACTACTACTATAGTTATCAAACCAACTATTCCAAATCCAAAGTAGAAAGCAAATGGGCTGGAATTAGAATAATCCTGAAATGTGACTTTCTTATCGGTACTATGTTTATCTAATATATTATTGTTATCATGAGTCTGAATAAAATGTTCTCTTTTGTCATTTAAGACAACAGCTTTGGCATCGACCAAACAATTCAATCTACAAGTTTTTTGATTATATCTTTCATTATCGCATACATCAATACATTTATTTTTAGCTTTTTCAACATCTTTATATTCCCAAAATAATTCGGGGAAATAATGAGCCGAATTATTCCAAGCAACTGCTTTGTATGGGAATTTTGGATAACAAAAATTTCCACTTTTTTTATGTCGTAACATACTAATAAAATCATTACATTGTTTATTACATTGTGAATTACGCTTCCAGTTTTCACCAAATGCAGCACATGTATCAAAGCATGCGCTGTTAAGATCATTTATGCCGCCTCCAATAAATTGTAATTTTTGTTTATATTGTGCTGCTTTACAAGGGTTTATCGAATACTCTGTCATTTATATTATATATAATATAAAAAAACTATTAGTTAAATTAAAAATGTATGATGAAGAAAAACAATTAGTATTTATTAATAGAATTTGTTTTTCTTCATCATACATTTCCTTATTTAAAAAAATTATCCCCAGAAAACCAATGTTTCTTTTATTTATTGTCTAGAATACGAATATGTATACATCTATTTGAAAAAGATAGTTACATTGGAAGACAAACCGCTTTTAAAATCATTTCTCAATATAGTAAAATATATCCAAAAATAGTATATAAAGACGATTTAAGTGGCTTATTTAAAAAACTAAATTTATACATTCCACTTAAAAAGCAAGATGAATCTACTCAATGTATAATATTTAATAATAAATTAAAAAATCCAGGAAAAACACTTGTAATAGGAGCTGGAATCATAGAATACGACTGGAAAAGATGGAATATATATGATCCTAATTATATTGGTATAAGTCATATGGATCCATGTTGGTTAGAATTAGGAATTGATATAAATTGGAACAATATTTATCAGACTGGAAAGCCTTTGATTGAAAGTATTAATTTATATATTCAATCTATTAAAGGTATATTTCCATGTGATCACAAATTCGAAGAAATAATTTTCGATAGAGGAACAATATTTTTGAAGGAGAATATGAAAATAAAAAATATAAAACATATTTTATATCACAACTAATTTATCATTTTCTTAAAGAAAATGGTAATATTATACTAGATATTGAAAATTTTTATTAGATATAGATATAACAAAACAACCAGATTAGGGGTGTGCCAAAATATTTAGAATATGGTACATATGGTATATGGAAAAACATAAAAATAGCTAATCCAATACTATATATATTATGAATAAAATTAACTTAAATTATAATCAATTAGCGGTCCATTTATTATTGCAACCCATACATTGTGCAAGAACTGATGTAGATTCGTCACTAGATCGACATTGTTTCGAATATGAATAAGTACGCCATGATTTACACCTACCACATTGTAAAACGCCTTCTGCAACTTCGAAAGGTGTTACAATAAAATCATCGTGTTCTTTTAGTTCGAATTTTTTTTCTTTATAGCAATTATGATTCCAAAGTAGTTTATCATTTTTTATATTCTCGAGTATAGGCTTTAATTTTGTTTTTTCTATAATATCACCTATAATTTGAAAAATACCACGTTTGTACAGTTGCCATAGCAATATTTCATCGTCGTCATCATCTTCCACGGGATCGTCAGACAGTTTTTTGAGTGATTTATCTGCTAATTGTTTTTGATATTCTTTGTCAATAGTTAGGTAAAGAAATTTTTCTATAACATCTATATTCTTTTGGTTCACAAGAACCTTTGATAACGCTTGTTTGCCTTTTTGTCGAGTAAACATATTTATTTCAATTATATTAATTTGTATTTTTATTTCATTTTTATTTCAATAAGGTATTTATTTTCTCTGCATTTAATAAATGAGAATCATAGGAGCATTATTAATTTTGCTATTTTGTGGTATTGTATCATGGATAATATATAACCAAGTTAACGAGAATCATTTACAAAGAGATGATATGCTAGATAGACTTAGAGCCTCATGCCTAGATTTACATCCAATATTTAAAGATATTAAATTATATAAAGGGAATAAATCGTACACAATTAACAAAGAAAAAGTATACTTATGTTTGAAAGATGAAAATGGAGAATATTATCCAGAATCTTTTTTGAGATTTGTTCTAATTCACGAAATAGCACATGTTTTGAACAAAAAAGATGTTGGGCACACCGATGAATTCAATCGTATATTTGATGAATTGCTTGAAAAAGCAGAATTAATAGGAATTTATGATTCGAATATGCCAAAAATACAAAATTATTGTCCCGGAAAAAAATAAAATGACTTTAATATATATCATTGATACAAAAATAAAATGTCAACAAAGCTAATTACTATTAATAACAATAAAATGTCAAGAACAATAATTAATAAATTTGTATTCAAAAATATTAAAAAAGTTGCAAAAAAAAATAATTGTATGGTCTTAACAACCAAATATATAAGCCCTTTACAATTTATTAATATAAGATGCAACGTCTGCTATTTTAAATGGAATTCTTGCTATTATAATATGAAACCCAATATAACATGCTCAATTTGCGAAAAAGAAAATAACAAAGACTTTATATGTTTGGAAGATGAACCTAACAAAAATGACGAGTATTTTAGTATAGTAGATCTAATAAATATTAGACACAAAAATTTATATAAATAATATATAATAATAAATGATAATAACTAGAATATATAATTCTTTTGCTATATTATATTATTCTAAAAATAATATAACTATATTAGACGTGTTAACTATAATGTGCATCGAAAACTAATTATTATACTAAATATAATAATTACCTATATACTTATTTACCTATATACTTTTATCAACAAAACACATATACTTAAATGCCTGTAACTGACATACCGTATCTGCATAATCATCTAATTTCAAACCACGTTTTGGATGTAACAGAATAGAATCTTCTCCCTTCATTCTCATTATTTCTGTTGCTTGTTTAATACACCACTTTTTTCTTTGAGGCTTATCAATATTTTTATACTTAATGTTACCATTCTTATATTTACCCTTGTTTAGTTTTTCGGCACCTAACACACATGTCTTATTAAATGCTGGAAATTCGAGAATAGGTTTAAACCGACCATATTTTATAGCAAAATAACTAAAACAGTGCTGTCCTATCTTAAGGGCTGCCGTGTTTATTTTATTTTTAAAACTCATTTGCTGCTCTATCACGAATATAGATGTTTTATCCCAATATTCTGAATAACTATCTAGCAAATCTGTAAGATTGTGAAAAGTTTCGGTATCTAAATATTTACCTTTCCGACAATTAGCTGTCAAATCGGCATTTATATGAAGAATTGTCTTTCCATTTTTATATACTTTTTCTAATATTTGTTGCATATTCACACTCGGTGTACCATTATCATTATATCTTTTATCCTTTGAAATATTCTCAATACTTGATAATTCCTTCTTGTTCATTTCTTCCAAATAAATAGAAAAATTCTTAGATCCAATATCAATCGACACAATCCATACTATATCAGCATCAGAGTTAATCATTTTAAATGTATATTTTAATTCTTAAAATATACATTTAAATAACAGAATTTTATCCAACTTTAAGTACATCGGTTAATATATTAATTACGGAACAACTGTAACCCATGGGTTGCTACCACTTACAATAGTTGGATTCCATCCAGTTGCCGTCGTAAGTTGACCACCCGGAGTATACACAAAAGTAGTAGGAGATTCAGATGCAAGTCCTAAAGTCCATTGACGGGTAGGATTCCATGCATCGGTACAATCTGTTACAGAAGATAAACTATTTGAGTCGAAAGTTACCATACTTGTGCAATTACTCCATGTGTTATTACACAATAGAACTTTTTCTAAACCCACAGTTGAAAAACTTGTCAATGCAATACACCCATCCCAAGCTTGTTTACAATCAGTTACATTTGTCAATCCGACAGCAGAAAAACTTGTCAACGAAGTACATCCAGACCACCCTAATTCACAACTAGTTATCAAGTTATTAATATTGAAAGTAGAACTGTTCACAGATGTCAATGATGTACATCCTGTGAAAGAGTCTTTTAAAGTTATCCAACCCATATCTCCTAATTGCTCTATACTTGTTATTTGAGTATTATTAGTCAACTGTATCGATGAAAAAACACCTGATACAATCACTTTATATGTACCAACAACATATGTGTGTGCAGTTGTAGCAGAAGTTACAATAGCAGAAGTTACTGGTGTTCCATCTCCCCAATCAATGGTATAATTAAATGTTCCTACCCCGCCAGTTACCAATGAGAAAATCTCACTTCCTCCAACAATATTTAAAGTGAATTTTAATAATTTTTTGTTTGTCTCTGAAAACTCAACCATATCATTTACAAAATTATTCAAATCAGAAATAGGATCTCTACCGTGATATTCAACTGAAGTATACCCATATAAAGTACTCAATGATACCGATAAGAATTCTGCCGAATATTGTAAAGATGAAAATTCGCTACGTATTCTAAATCCCCCTGTCGTAGGATGAGGTATTACTATGCTAAATACGTTTGATACAAGTATAAGATTTGTGTTGATATCATTTAAAATATTGTATATTGAGAATGACATTTATATATTGTAAACATAAAAAAAAATAATTTCTATATTTACAATATGTCTTTAATTTTTAACAAATAAAAAAATCACCTTTATTATAGTCATACAAAAATAGTGGAAATATCTTCAATTTCCATCACTTTAAAATCTTTTATTAACGTATCTAGATAACTTGGATCACTCAAAGTATCTATTAACTCTATATAATATATATATTTAAGCTTATTAGTAGTAATAATCATTTGTTTTTCCATATTAATAGCACAATCCTTATCTATCAAATAAACGATTCTATATTTTTGTAACGTTAATTTATATTTCATATGCTGATCCTCATTAAAATACTTCAATTGTAATTTACACTCATATATAGTATTTGTAGATATATTGATAAAATCGAAAATACAGTCCTCGTACTTAAATTGAATACCGATATTTTCACCATACTTTTTTTTTAATATTTCTTCCCACCACTTTTCCTGAACTAGAGAATTTTCCTTTGCTATGTTAAATGATTGAGCTCCTTTATATACAATATTGCCCTCTTTTTTTATCCTTTCTATTATATATGGTATATTAGGTAATTCGTAACAACCTAAAAAGTTCTTAAATACATCTCTTTTTAACTCGTGTTTTTTTTCAAATTTTATTAACCATCTTGTCGGCGCTTTTATATCAAAATAATTTTCCTCACCTGTAACTATTCGATATTGTATTTTCTTTTTTAACTCAGATACCATCTCCAAATAATAACTATAACATTTCTTTTCATCATCCGTAAGTACCAATTTTATATCACACACAGACTTTAACATAAAATATTTATAACTACTTAAAAAATCACATAAATCAACAGTCATATTTTCAATTTCTGTTCTTTCGTTAACAATACCACAAGTATTTTCAATGAAATATGATAATGGATTATACTCCACTACTCTATTGTATAGAAATTCATAATTATTTATAAACCATTCTTGTTTTACCAACCACCGACAATAACTTCGATCCTTCAAAACATCACTCAACATCTTGTTTTTATATTTCCCAAACGTAATAGTACTTTCTTTCAAATCAATATCCAATTCATGACATCCAAGATCATCTTCCTTTACATCATTTACATCGTTATCTACTTCTTTTACATCTACATTTAAATCATTGTTTAAATTTTCGATCATAATTTTATTTTAGAGACGCTGTATTTTAAATCAAACTAAAATAAATAATATTACTTCATTTATAATTATATTTCTAAAAATATAATTATAAATGAAGTAATATTTCTAAAAATCACCATCGGATCCGAATAAAATATATTTAATCATATTAATTTTAAAATGAATATAATTTAAGAAAAAATGTTAAATTATAAATGTTAGACATTGTACTTCTTTTAGATGAATCCGAGTATATGAAACCTAATAAAAATTTTTATATTAATGGAATAAATAGTCTCATTCGCGAACAAAAAAAAGTAAATCCGAATGGAAACTTTTCATTGATTAAATTTAATACATTATTTAGGACACTTTGTATAGACAGTAAAATACATACACTTCCAGAATTTACATCTGAATATTATAACCCATGTGGGATGTCATCTTTATATGATGCGATTGGTCACGTCATGAACCTAAAGTATGTAAATGAAAAAAAAGAAGTTATAATAATTATTCTAACTAATGGTCAAGATAATAGAAGCTCAGATTACGAATTAACAAGTATTTCAGATGAGGTAGAACATCTTAAGAATATTGGGTGGAGTTTTGTTTATATAACAGCAAACCAAAATTCTAAAATAATTTGTAAAGAACTAGGTATAGAAACATGTCTTACATACAATGAAACAGGTAACTCCATTTCTCATGTAGCATATGCATGCAGCGTAGCCATTGGACATGCTATGTATAAATGTTCAGGTGTATATAATGAATATTGTGACAAAAATATACCAAATGATCTCAGTGATTTGATAGACGATATGTCAAACTTTACAATATAAAAAATGAAATTTATTTTATACTTCAAAATACTAATAAAAAAACACATGCTTACACTCCAAGAAATTAAATGTAAATATGGACATATGTCTTCATTCGCAATTTGGAAAAAAATTGATAAATCACAAAAGCCAAAGTTTGGAATGGAAGACACCTCATATATAAAAGATTTAAATATTAACAGAAATATTATTCTTGTTGGACTAAATCTTTCTGGTAAAGGATCAATTGATAATTCATTTCAAAATTTTCATCCAAGACATTCAACGGCACATGATTATAAAACAAGATATGCTGTTCAAAATACAATTTTCAGTGGTGCATATATGACTGATATTATTAAAGATTATCAAGAAGTTATGTCTGGAAAAGTAATGAAATATCTTAATTCTAATCCAGATGTTAAAAAAGAAAATATTAAATCATTTGAAATAGAACTAAAAGATATAGCATCAAAAAACCCTATTATTATAGCATTTGGTAATGATTGCTTTAAAATTCTTTGTGAACTCAAACATAAATATAAAATATTTAAAGTTCCTCATTATTCATCTAATATTTCAAAAGAAAAATTAAGAGATGCTTTTAATGAAATATCTAAACTTCTATAATTATCATAGAATATTAAAGTAATAAATTGAATAAAATAAATTTCAATTTATTTTAAACCTCAGAACACAAATTATTTTGTGATTTAAATTTCTAATATTATTTTGAATCACGAAATAATATATAAAAAATCCTTCAAACACACAAGAATTGTTTGTATTCTCAAAGATGATGTTTTTACCTTGAACAGGGTAAAAAAGTTATTATAAGTTATGATTATTTATGATAAGTTATGAATTTAAATAATGTTTAAAAATAAACTGTTTTATAGTTTATTATAAACATTAATTTTAAAAACAAAATTAAAAAGTTTAAAATATAAAATAATATATTTTAAACTTAAAACACCCTATCTTTAAATAATCATAATATAAGTAGAGTCGGAGGGATGTTTATAGTGTTTGTAAAAATAATATATAAAAAATCCTTCAAACACACAAGAATTGTTTGGATTCTCAAAGATGATGTTTTTACCTTGTACAGGCTAAAAAGTTATGATAAGTTATGTAAAAGTTATGATAAGTTATGAATTTAATTTACAACTATAATACAGTATGAAAAACAATACGAATATCAATATTCTTTATAAATAAAATAAAACATTCGAACGTTTTATTTCCAAAGATAGTTTAAATTGTATAAGTTTATTAAATGGAAACCAAGTCAAATAAATTTAAATGTGAATATTGTAATAATGAATTTTCTCATAAAGCAAATATGATTAATCATCAAAGACGTGCCAAATATTGCTTAAAGTTACAAGGAAGTGATTGCGTAGAAGATTTCAAGTGTGAAGGATGTCATAAAGTATTTAATTTAATGCATGGATATACTTATCATATTAAAATATGTAAATTAATTGATATATCTAAAAATTATAAAGAAATTATTATAGAATTAAAAAAATATATACTTATATATGATACAGAATCTAAAAATAAAGATAAATGTATCAGAATATTGGAAGAAGGACATAATAAAAAAGATGATATTATTAAAAATTTACAGGATAAGTTAACAGGTATAGCAGAAAAAGCAGTATCTCGTGAAAATAATATCAATAACAATACCACTATTGAAATTGATGATTTCCGAGATTGTTACGAAAATGAGAAACATCAATCAGATGAAGAAAATATTATTGAAGAATATAAATTAGAAGCTCTCAATGTTGGTGGTGAATATAATATTGACTATCGTGACGAAGATGGATATATTAATGTCACAAATCTCTGCAAAGCCGACGGGAAAGATTTCAAAGACTGGAAAAAATTTCATAAAACTAAAGCATTTATAAAAGCTCTTTCGATATCAACAGATATTCTAATTGATCTACTGATAAAATATATAAAAGATGATTATACAATAGAAATATATACATGGGCTCACCCACAAATAGCAATTAATATTTCACAATGGATATCTCCGAAGTTTGATGTTAAAGTGTCAGGATGGATATATGAAGTTATGATGACAGGTAAGGTAGATATTAGTAACACCAAAACGTATCTTGAATTACAAAAAGAAAATAAGAATAATGAACTAAAAATAAAAGTTCTAACTAAAAAATATGTTAAATCCCAACCCAGAGAACAATATCCAGAAAAATATGTTGTTTATATTATAACCACTAGATTATTAAGAAAAGAACGTCGATATATTCTAGGTAAAGCAACAAATCTAACAAATCGACTTTCTACATATAATAAAACCGACGAACATATAGTTGTCTATTATCAGGAATGTAAGGACGAAACTACTATGGGAGTTGTCGAGCATATGGTTTTCAATAAACTACAGGAATATCGAGAACATGCGAATCGCGAAAGGTTTATCTTACCAAAGAATATGTCAGAATCTTATTTTATCGACAAACTTAAGGAATGTGTAAATTTTTTTTCAGCATAATAATAATAAAATAAAAATAACAGAATATTTTTATTAGACTTCAAAAAATGTTCAACCCAAGTAATAATATTTTAAACACAATATTGTATTGTTGTGTTTAAAATATTTAACAATATAATATTTGTTTGGATTCTATAATTTTAATATATAAAAATATTTCAAGAACATAATACAACCTATTTGCGATTCAAGTTATAGTTATTTAATGAAAATCATAAATACCCATTTAAAAATATAAAATTAAATATAAATGAAAAATAATTCAGATAACTTAAATATTTGTGAATATTGCAATAACGAATTCGCTTCTAAAACAAATCTGACAAATCATCAACGTAAGGCTATATATTGTTTGAAGCTACAAGGAAGTGATTCTGTGGTAGATTATATATGTAGTAGTGGTTGTAATAAAAAGTTTAGTACAAAACAAAATTTGAATATACATAATAAAATATGTAAGTCTATTGATATATCTAAAAAATATAAAGATCTTATTACCGAATTAAAAAATAAGATCATTATTAATGATTCTGAATCTAAAAACAAAGATGAACAGATCCTATCGTTAAAACAGCAGTTAATTGATTCAAAAAATGATAATAAGCATTTACAGGATAAGTTGGCAGGAATAGCGGAAAAAGCTGCGTCTCGTCCCACGACAACTAATTCAACAACTAATAATCGGGCTATTTTTATCAATCAGCGGCTTGAAAAGTTGGATCGTTTGGATTTCGACAAAATAAAGGATAATATTGATAGTTTTACGATAGAATATCATCGTCAGGGAGCAGAAGGATATGGAAAGCATGCTCTCAAAGAGGTTTTTAAGAACAAGTTAGTCTGTACTGATCAGTCAAGGAATAAGTTTAAGTTCAAGGATAAGCATGGGAATATAGTGGAAGATGTGGGTTTGGTCAAGTGTATGGAGGCGTATGTGGATGCATATAAGATGAAGGCGTATGAGATAGCGCAGGATCATTATCAAGAGTTGGCAAAGCAGTTTTCTGAGAAGGAGATGGATACGTGTCCGACTATGGAGTGGGTGATAGCGTTTGCCCAGTTTAAGTATCATAATGATACGGCTTTTTGTCGTGATATAGTGGATTATATGAAGAAGAATTGTAATGATGAGGATCGTTCTATGTCTTTAGTTGAAGTGTGATGTTATTGAATATGATGTATATATTTTTTTTTTATAAAAAAAATATAAATTTGAGTTGTTGATGTTATATTAATCAACTTCTTCAACAGTTGGTCCGTCGGATGTTTGTTCTGTTTCTGGTTGAGCGGGAGGTGTTTCAGAGTTTTGATTTTTTTGCATGATGGGAGCGATGATGTTTTGTAGTTCTGTCTGTTTCAATTCGTAATCTTCTTTTGTGTGAGTTTCGGAGTCTGTGTCAAACCAAAGTTGGTGTTCTGCTAGGGTGTCTTCGATGGTTTTCTTATCTTCTTCTGAGAATTTATCTTTTATTTCTGGTTTTTCTAGTAGGTCTTTGGTTGTGTATAGTGTGTTTTCGAATGTATTTTTGGATTGTATTTTCTCTTTGATAATATTGTCTTCTTCTTTAAATTTTTCTGCGTCGCTAACCATTCTTTCTATGTCTGCTTTGCTAAGACGTCCATTTTCATTTTTGATTTCTATGTGTTGCGATATACCAGATGATTTTTCTAGTGCTGTGACTGTGAGAATACCGTTTGAGTCTAGGTCAAGTGTGACTTCTATTTGTGGTTCACCTCTTCTTTTTGGTGGTAAACCTGTCATAGTGAATTCTCCTAGTAAGTTGTTGTCTTTTGTCATGGGTCTTTCACCTTCAAAGATTTTGATGGTGACTGCGGGTTGGTTGTCTTGGTATGTTGAGAATATTTTTTCTTTTTTACAAGGGATGGTTGAGTTTCTGTCTATAATGTTGGTCATAACTTGACCGGAAGTTTCTATTCCGAGGCTGAGTGGTATGATATCTATGAGTAATATTTCGTCTTTAAGTCCTCCGCTGTTACCGGAGAGTATAGATGCTTGAACAGCTGCTCCGTGTGCGACTGCTTCATCTGGGTTTACTGTTTTGCATAGTTGTTTTCCGTTGAAGTATTCTGAAAGAAGTTGTTGAATTTTTGGTATTCTTGTGGATCCACCGACAAGAACGACTTCATCGATTTGACTTTTTGCTAGTTTTGAGTCTCTGAGTACTTTTTCTACGGGTTTCATAGTGTTTTTGAAGATGTCTGAGCATATATCATCGAATCTTGCTCTTGTTATAGTGAGGTTAAAGTCTATGCCTTCACAAAGAGAGTCTATTTCTATGTTTGCTGTTGTTGATGATGAAAGTGTTCTTTTTGCTTTTTCGCAAGCGGTGAGTAATCTTTTTAGTGATCTTGGGTTTGATGTTATGTCTAATTTATTTTTTTTCTTGAAATCTTTACAACAAAATTCTGTGAGTCTTTGATCTAGGTCTGATCCGCCAAGGTGGCTGTCTCCGGCTGTCGCCAATACTTCAAATACGCCTTCGTCTATAGACAGTATTGAAACATCCATAGTTCCGCCTCCATAGTCGTAGATTAGAACATTTTTTTCTTTGTCGCTTTTGTTGTCCATTCCGTATGCTATAGCACTGGCAGTTGGTTCATTTATAATTCTGAGTACATTTAGGCCTGCGATTGCGCCGGCGTCTTTAGTTGATTGTCTTTGTTCATTATTAAAATATGCTGGGACTGTGATTACTGCGTCTGTGACTTTTTCGTTTAAGTAAGCTTCTGCTGTTTCTTTCATTTTTGTGAGTATCATTGCTGATATTTCTTCGGGTTTAAATGATTTTTGTTCATTTTTATATTCTGCAGATATGAGTGGTTTATTATTGTCGTTTTTTACTGTGAAAGGCCACAGTTTTATGTCTGACTGAACCGTTGGTTCATCGTATTTTCTTCCGATGAGTCTTTTTGAGTCAAAGATTGTGTTTATTGGGTTCATTGACGCTTGATTTTTAGCGGATTCTCCAACTAGTCTTTCTGTGTTTGTAAATGCTACATATGATGGGGTTGTTCGGTTTCCCTGATCATTTGCAATAATTTCAACGTTTGAGTTTCTAACTACAGCAACACATGAATATGTTGTTCCTAGGTCGATACCGATAGCTACCATTTGATTATATTTATATATATAAATTAAGTGTTTAGATTGTGTTATTAGATGTCTATTTTGGATATTGTGGTGTCGATATTTTGGGAGTTTTGGTTTGGGGAGTTATTTTCCGATAATTTTTCCGAAGTATATTCTGTGTTTTGTTGTGCGATGTCATCTTGATCGATGAGTAAATGATGATTTCTCAATTCATATAATTTAGAGTCAATTTTTTCTGCGATGACTTCTATGTCACAGCAGAATTTTATGTCTGATATGTAAGTTTCTTTCATTTTATTCATTCCATTTTTTGCTAGTTTTAAGCTTTGTATAAGATGTTGACAAAGATATTTTTCTTTGTCTTTATCTAATTGTCTGGGTGTTATTTTTGATTTTGTATATGTGTTGATGATGTCGAAAGTTCTGTCTATAGTTATTCTTATAAAGTTTAGAGTATTTATTCGGCATTCTCCGTGTAAATATCTATTAAAAGTTGTCATTATTCCAGGTTTTTGTAGTATCATAAATTTGATATTTATTTTGTCTCCGGTTTGAATATTGCTTAGAAATTTTAAGTTACTACTAATTTCTTCGTACATTTATTTATAATTAATTATATATGTTTTCTTTTTAATGTATTATTTAATAAATGTTTAATAATCACGAAAAGATATATTTCATATGTTTAATGTCTTTTTTGTTAATAACTGCTACTGTTTTGCTATATTTACAGTACAATACAGCATATAAAATAGGTGAAAAGTTCGAAGAAAAAAATAAGAATATATTTATATTATATACAGGTGGGAATATTGGTATGAAAAAGACAGAGGATGGATATGTGCCTTGTCTTGGTATTTTAGATGAAATACTAAAGGATATAACAAAAAATAGGAAAGATATTAGTAATTATTTTATACACGAGTACGATACATTATTAGATTCGTCTAATATAACGCCAGAGGATTGGGTAAGAATTGGGCAAGATATAAATAATGTATATGATGATTATGACTCTTTTATTATAATCCACGGTACTGATACTATGGCGTATACAGCATCTGCTTTATCATTTATGTTTGAGACACTTTCTAAAACTGTAGTTGTGACTGGGTCTATGATTAGTTCAGAAGAAAGTCGAAATGATGGTCGTAATAATTTATTAAAGAGTTTATTAGTTGCTTCTAATTATACAATACCGGAAGTGATTATCGTGTTTTCTAGTAAAATTATGAGGGGGTGTAGGTCTACAAAAGTTGATTCTAATTTTATTGATTCTTTTAGTTCACCTAATTATTCATTATTGGGTAAAGCTGGTGTTAAAATAGAAATAAACGAGAAGAGTTTATTTTCGTTTCCAATACAGCCTAGAATGGTTTTAAGATTAATAAATTTTAAAAAATACAAAGTTATTGTTATAAAACTTTTTCCAGGCATAGATTACGAATATTTTTCTAACGCAAGTAGAGGGGTTGATGGAATTGTATTAGAGTTATATGGGATAGTCGATAGTCATATGAATAAAAACTTGTTAGATTCTATTGAAAAAATTATAAAATCCGGAATAATAATAATAGGTATTTCTAAGTATTTTAAACGTAGTGTTTCAGAAGCAGGTAGGTCATTGTATGATATAGGCGTGGTAGATGGTATGGATATGACTATTGAGGCAGCTTTTTCTAAATTATATTTTTTATTGTCTAATATAACAATCTTAGATTATGGTAAAAATAGAGAAACTATAATAAATCAGTTAATTACAAAAAATCTTCGAGGTGAATTAAATGAAATTGATGTAAAGCAGTTGTAAATTATATTTAATAATATTATGTATATAATAAATGAAACGGAAAAAATCCATCAAAAAAAATACAAATGTTCTTAAAAGATCAGCAAGTGGTAAAATTGTTAAAAGTAGTGGTCTTAAGAGTAAAAGTCCACGTCGTAAAAGTAGGTTGGTAAATAGTAAAAGCAGTGGTCTTCGTGCTAAAAGTCACCGTCGTAAAAGTAGATCAGGAAATAGTAAAAGTCGTAGTCGTCGTAAAAGTCGTAGTCGTAGTAAAAGTCCTAGTCGTCGTAAAAGTCGTAGTCGTCGTAAAAGTCGTAATAAAAGTAGATCAGGAGATGTGCGTAAGACAAAGTCTAAGACAAGAATGAATTTTTTTAGAGGCGTCTTTGGTCAGAAGAAAGTTCCTTATTATCAATGCCAACCGTGGAACGGAAATTGTAAGAAATTTGCAAGTTCCGAAGAATGTCTTAGAAAAGGTGAAAAGTCAGAGGTATGTAATAAATTTATGGATCAATGTTCTAGGAATTGTAAATCTGAATATTTAGATCCATACAAAGAAAGTCCTAATTATGATGTATTTAAAAAAAATGATCCGTTGAAATATTATCCGAATCCTAAATATGCTGTAACACCTTATAAAAAAACAGTTGTAAGAAAGTATAGTCCTCGATATGATGATTTATTTGGGACTTCTGACAAGAATGATTTATTTAAAAGTCCTTCTAAAGTTATTGTTAATAACAATAATTTATTTGGAACTCCTGATAGGAATTTATTTGTAAACGATAATGATTTATTTGGAACACCTGATAATAGATTTGTTGTTAAGAATCGGGAGTTGTTTGGTATGTAATATTTTTATCGAATGCTTAGTTGAGATGTTTGTATACATTCACCGAATAGTTGATAGTAAAATTCGTTAGATCTTGACCATATTAGTGTGAAATCGACAAGTTTTTGTTTGAGAATAATTTCAATATTTTTATTTTTTTTGATAAACCATTTATGTTGTGCTAAATATTTAAAAATGACAGCTGATATTTTTATTCGGGTTTCTATTTCTATTGCTTGATCGAATTGTATCAGTAATTTTTTTATTTCTTTTATAATATCGTGTTGTCTGATTTTTTCTGTTGAATGTCTTGTAAACATTTTATGTTGTAAGACTATAGTTTTACACTGAGGGCAAATATTTTCTTTGGTATTCTTAATGTAATTCTTCCAACATATTCTGTGTGCTTTGAGCGAGCATGTATTACACGTTGATCTGATTGTGTTTTCTAAGCACAGGAAGCATGAGTCTGTCATAATTGTATTATATATTTATAAATATATAATAGTTTCATTTTAATACTTTAATTTTTTGAGACGAAGTTTATTTTTCTGTAAAATTTAGTTTTGGTTTGTGTAGATCTGTGAGTTGTTGTAGTAGTTTTGCTCTGTTTATTCTTAGTTTATGTTGTTGGAGGCAGAAATCTTGTTTAAATTTGTATTTTTGCCCGTCATCTTTATTAAAATAGCAGCAATTAAGGACTTGGTCCATAGAGTTTGCAAGAATACCTAAATAATACATAAAATCTATGTTTAGTACTTCGGAGTGTTTATTAAAGTAATCATAATCTTCAATTTTCATATATTGCTTGGCGTTAAGTCCGTGATCAGAGGTGATAACATATTCCAAACGTGTTCCAGCGTCTACTCTCATACCTCTTTGTCTCATTTTTTCAGCAAGTTGTACAACAGCTGGTAAACATCGTAAATAATATTCTCGTGGAGTATCACAATTTTTTAATTTTAATTGTCTGTCTCTTTCTTTTATTTCATTACTTAACAATGTTACTTTATATGAGCCGGACAGACCTTTCTTTTTTCCATCTTTTTCATCTATAAAAGGTATAATATTTATGTCTCCGTGATCTCCGACGGCTTTTGTGACTATAAATTTTTTGTATTCTGTTGTGCTAGAGCATAGGTTATTGATATGTTCAACTAGTTCATTTAGTATAGTGTCTTTTGGTATTTTATTAAATATTTTCATTGTTACGTCTGTGTATATATCTCTGATAATTTCGCTATTATCTCTTCTGGCAAGTAGAACACCTTTTTTTTCTATTTCTTTTTTGACTATTCCGTCTCTGTAGCATGGTAAACTCATATATCTTTTCTTTGTTAAAATAAGGAATCTCCAATATATAATTTTTTCAAAAGCTAATTCCATAGGAGGTGGAAATTCTTTAGAGACTTCAACTGATACATGTTCTGACCAATCCCAAACTTCTTCTGCAGTATTTTTATCTGGAAAAACAACATATGCAGAATCTGTATCACCATAGATAAGTTTTCCTCCAAACTTTTCAGGTATAATTTTAGCAACCTTTTCAATAGATATTCTTCCTATATATGTGGTTGCCATAGCACCTGGCATAAATGGTAAGTATCCTCTCACTACTCCCATGGCACCATACATGCTGTTGGCTGATACTTTGTATGCTAGTTGTCTTTTATCTAAAACGCTAATAAGAGATTTAATATCGTTTTTATCTATGTCTGATAGTTGTTCTTTGTTTTCGATTTTTTTAATAATTTTTGGTATCAATTCGCTTACTAATTCTAGTTTTTTCATGGCACCTTTTAATATATCTTTAAAAACAGCGATTTGTTTTCTAGTGTGTGCTCTAGCGTCAAGAAGATTTTGTAGGATAGTAGGTAATACTCCTTTTGGTTCTTTGAGGAATCTGTATTTTCTATGAGAGCACATTATATGTTTTGGTTTACATTTCGAGAGTTCTCCTCGTTCTTTGATGTATGGTTTCAAATCTAGTAGAATTTTATCTATTTTTTCTTTATATTTAATTTTTGTAATTTTACACAAACTTTTGTTTTTATGATCTCTGATTTTTTTCACATCTTCTTTGATAGTATCTATATATTTTGTAAGTTCAACTTTTCTAACAATCTTGGGGTCGTGCTGACATCCAATGTGATCATCCCATTCCATAACATGACAATGTCTATCTGGTATTTTATCATCTTTGACTAATGTTGACCAGCAAATATTATACGCGATGATACTTGTAGGATATAGAGAGCAAAAATCAAAAGGTACTACTTTGTCGTGTACTCCAGTAATTGGTTCAAACACAGTTGCACCTTTATAATGTTCGTCAGCGTCTGGTATATATCCATCTTTTTCAACAACATAACCAGAATACATACAAGATTTGTATACTTGAGAATATACTTTGACTTGTTGTCCTTGAGTGTATAGTACGAACATTGGCACACAGCACGTTTTTGCCATTTCACATAGTCCAATCCATATTTGCAATACCCTAAACAATTTTAGACACAGTACGCTGTCTTGAATACAGTATTTGCCGACAACACCTAGAGCTTTAGCTCCTTTTGTACCACCTTTCATTCCAATTCTGTAGCATTTGAATATTCCTTGTACTGAAAGTGGGTCTTTTGTAACTCCTAAAAAGTGTGTCGATACTGTTTTGAGTTTATAGTTTGAGAATTTGTAATCTCTTTTGATTAGAGGTAAAAGATCGACAAATAATCTACCTTCGGCATCTAGATATTTAAAAGTTTGATTTTTGTATGCGGAAGAGGACCATTTTATTTCTTCTTCCTTTGCGTGGGCGTATTTAGGAAATCCTAGTACGTCAAATTCTTGTATACACATGTTTAGTTTAGATCTTGCTATCATATAGGGGACATCAAAATTCAAAATATTATAACCACATATTACGTTTGGGTTATGTTTTCTGACGAATCCTGTAAATCCTATTAATAGTTCTGCTTCGGTTTTGAATGTTAAAATATTAACATTTTCGCCGGTTGTTTTTTGATCTGGTTCTCCCAAAGTCAGCAAATAGTTATCATAGTTTTTTTCATCGTCTCCTTCCCTAGCTAAAATACAACTAATCTGAAAGATTTTGTCTCCTGTTTTATGTGCTTGAGGCATTGCTCTCGGATTAGTTGAGTTAACTTCTAGATCAAATGCTAATATTTTAGGTAAAGGTATTATGTTTGATTCCATAGGTGATACGTTTTTCCATTTTACTTTATATTCATACTCGCAAAGTGTCAATTTATCATCGCCTAATACTTTTGTTCCAGTAAATTTTATCCATCCTGCTGTTGGTATATTTCTCATACATGTGAACTGTAATATGGGTGACGCGTCTTGTTCGTGCATTTTTAATTGAATGTGACCTACGCCTGCAATGGTTAAAGATTTTCTTATTTTATATGATAAAGTTTTAATATCTTTTTGTGAAGAAAAGCTGAGAAATAAATAAGGGAATTTTATTCTTTTATTTGTAGAATCGATATGAGCGTAATATAATCTTTTTTTCATAATAAATGATTTTGTAATAGGTCGACTATCTTGTGATAATAAAGAATCTATTTTATTCCCAACCAATTGAGCTTTACTATTTGTCCACACAACATCATCTGGCAATTCAATATAAACAAATGGAGTAAAATTGTCTATTCTTAGACACACGTTTTTACATATGTTATTTTTGTCCGATGATAATCCATATATTCTTTTTGAAGTGACCCGTTCTTCTTTTGGGTCTATATGCCAAGCATACGCGAAAAAAGAGTTTGTTTCCATATTGTTTTTATATTTGAATTTTAGTTTTTAAAATCATTTTAATTTTAAAAAATGTTTAATTTAGTACAAAGTCTGTTTATTTGTCTATGGTTTTTTGTTCATCTCTCTTGAAATATGAAATACTTGGTATATATGACATATTGACGATTTTTTTACCTTGATCTTCTAGCCATCCTACAAATGGTACAAAATAATGTATATCGTTTGTTTTATTTTCTATGGTGTCTAAACGTTTGTTTACTATATTTATTTGTTCTGTTAGTTCATTAAGCTTAATAAGTATAGTATCTAATTTATTATCGCTCATTTTATATGATATATATCTTTTTTAATAAGAATAAAAAAAATAAAATGATATCTTAAAATAAAATTTATAAAAATATCAATATGGATATATATTCTCCATTTACGGGTATTTGCAATCAAAATCATTCTCACACTACAGATTGTATGAAAACATGTATTGGAAATTGTATGCACAAAAAATGTAGAGATTATTCCGATTGCTCGTTTATGTACACAGGAAAGTATCCACATTTTGTTTGTGAATATAAAGGAGATATTATATATACAAACAAAATGTATTACAAACCTAGTTGTAAATATTTCATTAACGGATCTGATAAATGTGTATTCCTTGAAAACAAAAGTCATATGAAAGATTATTATCATTCATACAGCCAAACATGTTGCGAGATATGTAATATAGAAAATGTACATATGCGTCAGTTTTTAGACGATGAAAATGAAAATGACGATGATAATATAGATATGACGGTATGTGATTTATGCTATCCAATAAGATGTGTCAGATGTGATATATTATTAACAAGATTTACTCATTACCCAAGTATTTTTAATGAAGATATAAGACTTTGTAAAATGTGTTTGGGTAAAGAGACTTGTCCGAAATGGAAAAGTGTAAGTGTCGATAGCCTATATAGTTTAAATAGTTTAGATAGTTTAGATAGTTTAGATAGTTTAGATAACTGTTAGATATCAATGTATATAGTTTAGATAAATGTTATAAATATAAAATATTATTACAGGATATAATTATTATTACAGGATATTCTAATTATTAAAAATAATTAGAATATTTTATCTTTATATATTATAAATGGTTAAAACTAATTATTACGATAATTACGGAAAATTAATTTTAGTAGGATTGTTAGGTTTTTTGTTACTACTATCTATTGTCATCACATACGTGTTCGCAGGTTCAAAAGTAGGAGTAAATAAATGTACAGAAGGTCCAGATTTTTGGTGTTCTTCGGAATCTAATTATAAAACGTGCGTTACAGATAAGTCAGACGGGAGTCCATCATTTAAAGAGTATTGTAATAGACATATTCCCTTAGGAACAGATAACTGTACCCAAGGTCCAGACTATTGGTGTGGTTCCAAATCTAATTATAAAACGTGCGTTGTAGATAAATCATCAAAACCTGTATTATCTTACGAAGATGCTTGTTTTTCAGTCGGGAAAGATAACTGTACCCAAGGTCCAGACTATTGGTGTGCTTTGGAATCTAATTATCAAAAGTGCGTTGTAGATAAATCATCAATACCTGTATTATCATTTGAAGACAGTTGTCAAAAAAACCCTAAACTATATATGTGAACAAATAATTTATAAAGTTGACATTGATTTTTTAAGTAACCATGAAGAAGACTGTATTTTTTCTCCAAGCCCATCTATCATTTGTATACCTAATTCCTCGCATATTTCTTTTTCTGGTATATTATCATTAAACTGATCTCCGCCATTTGTAAAAATATCAGGATGTATTTGTCTCAATGTTTTACATACTGTACGGTCTTCGTCACAAGATATAATAGCTATGTCAACACAACTTAGACTTCTAACTATTTGTAGTCTTTCATTTTCAGGCATAAAAGACGATCCTTTTTTTAGAATAGATTGTTTATCGCTATTTATAATTACTATTAATTTTGTTCCTAGCGCTTTACTTTTTTTTAAATATTCTATATGCCCAAATGTTATTGGATTCATATAACCCGATGCACATACAATTTTATCCATTTATAAATATAAAATATAATTTATATTTTATTTTTTTAGCTTTTAGTTTCGCACATATGTTGTCGTGTATTTTATATAATACAAAGTCATTCTGATAAATTCTATATTATTACTTTAAAGTCTAAATTTACTATTTTTAAAAACTAATATTATTATATTATAATAATATAAATGATCAATTCTAGAAATTTGATTGGACAAAACGGTTGTAATAGTGATAGCGACTGTACAGGTGGAAAGTCGTGCATCCATAATTTATGTACATATACACCATCAGTATTATATTGTACAACTGATAGTCAGTGTTCTGGTAATAAAATTTGTAAAGATGGTAAATGTATTGATAAACCTAATCCATCGACAAATAACGCTTTAATTATTGGTATTATCATAGCAGCTATATTTTTAACAGGCGGTGCTGTATTACTTTATAAATATAAAAAGAAGAAATAATTAATATTATGACTATTCTTCAATATTAATATTATGCCTATACATTTCTGTTCAGTCATTCATATCTACAATATTAGACTTGAATTCACCATCAGTTCGGTGAATAGACTTCGAGTGTAATGAACTCGATATAGAAGTAAGTAATATGAAGAAAAAGAATCAGATGCTCGACTAAACTTCAGAATTATCAATTAGAATATTTGCGAGTTTTAAAGAAGAAGACATATTTACTATAAATTATATATAATGATTTTATATTTTGTATAAATATAAAATGTGTTAGTATGGTATATTTTTAAAAATATAAAATATAAGTATATAATAAATGGAAAAATATTTTAAAATACCAATGTACGATTTAATAAAAGTGTGTAACAATAACCCAGAATTAGTTAAAGCATACTTAAAAGGTGATATAGTAGAACATGATGGGGATGGAAATGTTGCATTCGGATTAGGTATAGGTGCTATTGTAATGTTATTGGTTATTGGTCTTACAGTTTTTATATGGTCTATATGGGCACTGATTACTTACGGTAAATATATGCCTAAGATCGCATTTTGGATTTGTGTAATTTTGTTAATAGTAGCGTTCTTTTTTGGTGGAAGTCCTTCTATTATAGTTTTAATTGTTGTGTATGCATCAAAAGGTAATAAAAAACTATGGTAAATAAATTATTATTTATATAAAGACAAAAATATATAAATAAAATGAAATTTGGTACTCGCTCAAATAAACCACGATTAGTCGCAGGTATAAAAATAAATCAAAAAACAGATATATTGAGACCTATTACACGATCTAGATTCGGACCGTTAATGCAACCTTTAGTTAAACTAAAAAAATGTCGTGTTTGTCGATGGATATCAGCTACGAATACTTATAATTATATGATAAAAGATAGTATTGTTGACTGGTTTAAATTATATAGAGGTAAAGAAATAAAAAACGGATTTCGAAAAAATCAATTATCTCAAATAGATTTCAATGACTTTATAATGAATAGAGGCATTGAATTTGAGACCAAACTTACAGAGTATATTCACAATAATAAGTTAGCTGTTGTTACAGTTTCAGAATATATTACTGATAAAAGTATTAAAAAGACAAAAGAATTAATGCGTCAAGGAGTACCATTGATACATTCAGCCCCTGTCAAAAATAGTAAAAATAATACTCAAGGCATCATTGACTTATTAATAAGGAACGATTATATTCCTCAATTGGTAAATAACTGTCCTATTATTGAAAATGGTAAAGCAACTAAATTAGGGACAGACTATCATTATGTCGTTATCGACATAAAATTTTCTACATTGCCCTTAAGATCTGATGGTATACATTTATTAAATTCTGGATCTTATCCAGCATATAAAGCGCAAACATGGATTTACACACAAGCTATAGGACAGATTCAGGGGTTTACTCCACGATATGCATATATATTAGGTAGAAGATGGAAATATATCAGTAAAGAGATTAAATATAATAGTTATAATTGTATAGACAAGTTAGGAGTTATCGATTTTCTTGAAGTCGATAAGGATTATAAGTTATTGACACTTAAAGCAATAAAATGGGCTCGAGATGTTCGCAATTATGGTAATAAATGGACATTATCACCTCCTTCTCGGATAGAACTTTACCCGAATATGTGTAAAGATTCTGGTAAATGGCAATCAGAAAAGAAAAAATTGGCAGAAGAATTGGGAGAAATTACTTCTATTTGGCATTGCGGTATAAATCATCGAGATAATGCTATGAAAAATAATATTGTTAGTTGGAGAGATATAAATTGTACAGCTAAAAATATGAATATGAAAATGGATGGTGTTCGAGCACCAATTATAGATAAAATCTTAAATATAAATAGACAAAACATTATACTTATTGAGCCAAAAATAATAAAATCTAATATATTACAGTGGAAAAATACAGTAAACGAAATTTTTGTAGATTTTGAAACAATTTCTGACATATTTAGTCCATTTTCTGAACTCCCTACTCAAAGACACACAGATATGATTTTTATGATTGGAATATATTGGAATAATATTCTGAATAACACAGATAATTGGGAATATAAGAATTTTGTATGTAAATATGGTACATTAGATGAGGAATATAGAATTATGAACGAATTTAATATGTTTTTGAAACAACAAAATTATCCAAAGATGTGGTATTGGCATGCTGAAGACATAATGTGGAAACATGCAGAAAATAGACAATTTGATTTAGAATATAGTCAGACAGATATTAAAGATAAAAGATGTAATATATCAGACAATTGGAAGGTTTCGAATTGGTTTGATATGTGTAAGATTTTCATTGATGAACCGATAGTTATCAAAGACTGTTTCAAATTTGGATTAAAATGTATTTCTTCGGCAATGAAAAAACATGGTATGATTAAGACTGAAATGGATAGTATATGTAAGTCTGGGATGACTGCTTGTATACAGGCTTGGAAAATGTATGAAGATAATAAAGACAATGAAAATATTGAAAATTGTATAGAAATGAAAGATATATCAAAATATAACAAATTTGATGTTGAAGTATTGTACGATATAATAAATTATTTACGTATTAATCATATCTGATAAAACTATAATTGTAATTCACTTATAAAATTTTTCATACTCAATATAGCTCTTCTCTGTAGGTATACAAGATACACCATCGTGACTATAATATATAGTAAATATATCAGAACAATTTTCCCAAGATATATATTTTACGGAAAATATAGGTGACTTCTTTTTATAAATAATACCATTTATCTTTTTAGCATATTCTGTTGGAGACATAGGATCAGATTGGTTAATAGAATACCTTTTCTCGATAAATTTTTTGTCAATTTTACCTTTCCACTCTTTATTAAAAGAAATTACATATACCCCCTCTATTGTAACAACACAATGATATATAGTTTCTACAAGATCTGTAAATCCAATATAATCATGCGACGATGGCCATCCTTTAGTAACGCCGTGCCTATCATATGCTTCTTTTGGATGAGAATGAAAATTATATCTGGTACCATTCAAACTAACTTCCTCATTTTCGCCGAGATCTATAGAGTTATTATCTATATCCATAATATATACTATTTTACCTTCAATTTTTACAATATTATTAACAACAAGATTGCCACCAATTTCTTTTTGAGATTTTGATCCATCTTTGTTTTTTGTAAACCCAATATAAGGTAATTTTTTAAATTTATTTATTGTTCTTGTTGTAAATCGAGAAGATATACCGCATTTGTTTTTATTAGATCTAAACTGATTCATCACATATGTAATTTCGTTTTTATTTGATAAAACATCTATTTTATCATTACCGATATTTTTTTTATACATTCCAACACCAAATCCTTGAAATGTATAACCTAAAACACTCTTTTTACATATATATGGATTGGAAAACCCGCACTTTACTAAAATATCTTCATACTTTGATATATTTCTAACATCAACTCCAATCCATATTGTAGCCATTTTTGACACATCGGTTTCGATAGAATTTATTATACTATTCAAATATTTATAAATATTTTTACATGGCCATATCTCACATATTTCAGTTTTTAGATTATAAATTATATAAAAATATTCTTTGATACTATCAACAAACTCCCTAGTATTTATATAAAGTTTTCTATCATTTCCATCTATAATATTATTTAAATTATCACTCTGTTTTTTTGAAATAATTAATATAAGACCCACACTATAAACAGTTTTCGGCTTTTTCTTAGCAATTTTTTTCAAAAGTATATTCATAGTTGGATTAACAATTTTTGTATAATCTATTATTATACATGTCATTTGATTTAATTATATTATTTATAAATTAAATCAAAAAATGTGAAATTACTTAAAATATTCATATATTTTTGAATTTCATTAAATTTAGAACTAATAATATAACAAACGATATTCAACATGACATCGTATTTCTTCATCCGATAGCATTTCTACCAATAAACCTCTATCAATTCCTAATAAAAAAAAAGTTTTGTATAAATGAAACAAACTTTTTGCTACCTCATCCTTGTGTTTATATTCTCTATTTTCACGATATCCTTTTATTAATGTCATAATGGCTTGGTGAATTGAATCAGAAAACATTTATATATCTTTAATAAAGAATTTTATTTATTTCATTTAATTATAAGACAAAAAAGGATCTTTGTAATCTTTATTATATCTAGCTTCGTGAAATTTCCAATAATCCGGACATCCAAATTTAAAACCTTTTGGCGCTGGAGTTGCTCTATACCAAAATAAACAATCTTCCAATTTATTACTAGTTGTTGCATTATGAATATACAAAGCTGTAAAATTATCAGTTATTTGATCAAGTATATCACAAAACATTTTAAAGTCTGGTATAATACCAGCATAATTTTCCCAAAGTGATTTTCTATTTTTTAAATTAGATTCCCTGAGTATGAATGTACCATCTACATTTGTACGGATAACAGGTTTGACATCCATACAATATTGTAGTGACAGTATGTACCACATTTTCCAATGACGACCTCTTTTGTACATACCTTGTTGTAAAGGACTTCTGAAAATCCCTGGATCATCTGTACAATCATCTATAAGTATAACTGCCCACGGATTTTCTAGATATTCTCTTGATATTTTTTGTCTTTTGATAAAACCTCTGATAATATCTTCATCGTATGTATTATAAACAAATGTAGAAGGGAATATTTTTTTGTACGATCCGTTGCTATCTTCTGTACCGCTCATAGCAATTCCAACCGGATATATATGTTTTTTAGAATATAATAAAGATTCGATTAGTGTAGTATTATGTGTTACAGTAAAATCACCTAATAAAAATCTTTGATTATCATCTAATTGAAATCCGTAATACACACCTATCCCAATATATGTAACCGTTATTGACGTATTTGACACGTCTTTATCACAATCATTTTGTATAGAGATTATATTACATGGTATATTCGATATTTTTCCAGTTATAAATGTTTTGTATGCAACAAATGTCTTTTTTCCGAATCTTTTAATACATTTTCTTTTATTAGCAGAATAACCCAAAGATCTACTTATATATATAATATCGTCAATTAATTTTTCGCTTTTAACTACGATATCAAAACCTCTAGATTGTATATCATAAGTACCAATCCTATCAATCAAACCAGCCAACAACTGCAATCTTATTTCACCTGTATTTGTCTTATATTCGTGAGGAATTTTAATGGTATCGCCGAAAAGTTTTTGATCAAAAATATATTCTGCCATATTTAGTTCTGTATTGTATTGGTGATTATTTTCTTCTAAATATCTTTTCAATTGGTACAGGCAGTAATTATTTAAAATATATTGCGTTGATATTACAGAACTATATTGTGTTATATAAGAACTATCTTGAACATCACATATGTCAAAGCCCCCAAGATAATACCCAATATGGTATGGATCAATTGGCACTTGTTTTTCTTCAAATTCTACACATACTTTGTATCCCTTAAATTTAGATTTCCACTTGTTATCTTTTTTCATATATTCTTTCAATGGAATATCTATAATATCATTTTTTTTTATATCTTCTACATCATCAACACATTTTAATGATAAAATATGAGGCTCATTAACACTATAGTCATCTCCTTTTAACTGAACTACACGATACATCTTTTCTTCTCCATTACATATAGATAGAACATTTCTCACAGTAGAATTATCGCCCATTATTTTATCACCAATTTTAATATCTTCAACTATCTTTATTGTCCCGTCATACATTATTATTGGAGTTCCTGGAGATAAGCATTTACCAGTCCCTGGCTTACCGATCACTACTGTTTTTATTCCACCTTGTTCTTTTATATGTTGTGTCTTAGACGTAGGTTGAAGCAAGTCAGGATTAAATTCTTTTATTTTAATTATAGTTTTATCTTCATTCATTTTTAATTAATCATATAGATGTTTTTTAAATGGATAAATAAAATATAAATAAAATACATAAATACTATGAAAGACTATAATTTAAATATGATTAAACATCGATGATTTTTAAAATCGTTAATATGTATTTGTAAATATTACTAATCCTAATAATATATTAGGATTATTATTATATTTATAATCATATAAATGAGCCTAAAATACAAAATTATACTTTGTCAATACGAAAGATGCCTTTACACAGCAACAGATAAATGTAATGGTATAGATACCTTTACATGCGATAAAGGTAATCCGTTTAAATACAACTGCGGTAAATATTTCTGTAGTAAACATTTATCATCTATAAACTGCTTAAAAGGTAAATTATGTCCATATCACAATAAAAAAAATTTTTGTAGTATATTATGACTTATTATACTACAAAATTGATTCAAGAATCAATAAATACATCTTTAAAAATTTTCATTACTTTTTCAGGCGTATATTCGTTATAACAATTATTGTCTTTACATTCCCAATCTTTAGGATTGAAAAAACTTAAAATATCATAAAGTTCTGTACCATCTTTAAAATAAAGAGCTTTATCACCAAGAATTTCTATATGTGCTCTATTCCACATCCACCCATCAGGATTGTAAGCGATTATAGGCTTATTATTAACAGAAAATTCAGCAATAGCAAGACCAAATGAATGCCCCAAACTGCCCGCTTCTATGTGAGCATCACATGTATTTATAAATTTATTTTTATCACTATCATCAATAATATTATCTAAAAATAATATCCTAGGATGATTAGCAAAAGCAGGAGTATTTATAAATATAAACCATATATCAGCTCGATCAATCACAATCTGATTTATAATATCGTATGTAAATGGCAAATTAAAAGTATCCATTCCACCATATCTACCAAATACAATATCATCATTAGGTATATGTAATGCAATTCTCATATTTGCACGTGTCTTAGAAGGCTGTAATCCTATCATATGCGGAACAAATAAAGGATGATTATATTTTACCGCAAGAGCACTTGATACAGCCGCACACACATCTCCATGTAATTGATCAAGTACAAATACACAATGAATAACGTTTTTAATATTTTTTGCAACTATACCATCAATCTGACCATGTTTTATCGCATAAAATATATCACACTTTTTTTCTTTTATTATCTTATTCATTTGATATAAATCATCATAAAAATACACACTAAATCTATTTGAAAATTTTCTTAGAGCCAGAGGATTATGATCAACGTCTCTAGGAGTTAATATTATGCTCTTATTACCCAAAATACTTTCGTTGCAATCAGCATAATCATATATAGCAACACTACTACCTCTAATACATAATAAAGGACTATGAAAACATATAGAAATCATTTATCATAACACCTGATGTCTTTAAATTAAACGTTTTTCTGAAAATCCAATGCTAGAATACCCATCTTTAGATGGTACAGAAGATTCATTTTTATTGTATTCTTTAGTCGGAGGGTTTTGTACAATATTTATAACAGACTTTTGTGTTGGTTTTAGAGATTGCTTATCTGATTGCTTATTAGAAAAATTATCCGACACTTGATTGTATCGATTTGATTTAGATAAAATAAGCATACTTATAATTGAAAAAGTTAATCCAAAAAATACACTCCAACCAATAGTTTTTAGTTGATCAATATGTTTAACACCATCATTATCATCATTAGTTATCCAATCTGGGTAAGTATAATATAAAATAACATATACTATCAATGTCGTACTTAAAAATGTTATAATAGAAATATTTATAGGGGTTTTGCTAAACATTTATATATCTGTAATATTTTATTTTTTATTTTTAGTTGGTAGTTTATCAACTCTTATGCTAATATATAAAATAGATGCTGTAGGTATAATAGATATAAAAATAGATATTAATAAAGTTTTAAATACAGACACTGTTTTACTATCTTTTTTTAGTAGTAGTTTATTTTGTGTATTATAAATAACACTATACACCAATATCACTGTTAATATGAATAATACAAATCCTCCATACATTGTAGAATTATAAATCATTTATATACTGTATAATATTATAATCAAAAATTATAACAATTAGATTTTTAAATATTTGAATAAGTATATAAATGATTTTCTATTTTAATAATAGAAATATTAATTATAATTTTATATTCTAATAAAACTTAATATGATCTTTACCATCCCCATCACATAATGAACAAATAATCCAACCTTTATTACAGCACCTACATGGTGTATTTTTAAATATATATTTATGGAATTTTATATTATGATTATTACATCGAGGACATTCAATATACCCAATACCTAGACAATGTTTACACCCAGTATCCATATCTATATTATGTAAAATAGTTTTATTTAAATAATTTTTATTTAATGCTTGTACATTAATTTTATTCAAATAATTTTTATTTAATGCTTGTACATTAATTTTATTCAAATTATTTTTATTAAATATATACATACTACTTAATAAATATATTTTTGCTAGTTGAGTCATATTTGTTATATAAATACAATCATTTAAATAATGTCAATTTTATTTAAAGTTTAATTATGTGAAATTAAAATTATTTAAGTTAAAATTTTATATTACTTATAATAAATGGTTAGTCATATAAAAATATATGATAAAAAACGCAGAATAGATAAAATGAGTATTAGTAATAAAAGCACTCGTCGTAAAAGTCGTAAAATTACTACAAAAAATCGTAAAAGAAGTCTTAGCAAAAATAGAAGCAAAACTCGTAAAAAGATCGGAAGCAAAACTCGTAAAAAGATCGGAAGCAAAACTCGTAAAAAGACCAGACGCAAAACTCGTAAGAGCGAAAGTGCTTCTACTCTAAGGAAAAGGCGTGAAAGTTTTGCTAAAAGTCTGTTTTCGAGAAGTGGCGATAATATAATTAGTGTCAAGAAAAGAAGTAAAAAAGTAAGGATGAAATTTGGAACACCTTCATCTTCAAAAAGACAACTATCTAAAGAAAAAGAAGAAGAAGCGTTCCAAAAACATGTATCTCTGGAAAAAGCATATGAGAAAAAAAGAGGGGACGAAGCGTATGAAAGACATGTATCTCGTGAGAAAGCGTATGAAATGCAGAGAATGGAAGAAAGAGAAAGACAAAAGATGAAGTGGATAGATAAAAACTATCCGACTTTTAGTGATCGTATGAGATATATAGAAGAAAGTAAGCATGATTAAACATTTTAATAAATTCAGTCTTCATCCGATTCTACATTACAGCTTTCTTTAGCTATGAGTTCTTTGGATTTAATGTAAATAGAAATAGTTCCTAAAGTACCGACACTTGACTTGAAAAGAAGTGGTAGACCTTCTTTAGGATATATTTGTATATTTGAACTTAGACCTGCCATTTTAGTGATTCTTGATAGTTGGTCTTGGTCGAAAGTTTGGTTATAAGATTCCGCTGGTGCGTCGTTATCAGTATCTGAGTCATCTAATTCTCCAAATTCAACGTTTCTTTTTAGAACTCCTCCGGCATTGCATCTAAATTCGATATGAAAGTCTTTCGCCAAAACGTTAATAACATTACCAATATGAGACATATCTTTAATAAGCTTCTGATACTCCGACGAAGGTACAATTACTGGTTTATCATACCCCGTTGGAAGTTCAATATCAAGATTCTGAATAGCCTGTATTTTTACAAAAGATGTTGTGATACGATTATTCTCTTTTGGGATAACTTTAATAGCCAGATCCGTAGGGTTCTCATCATCTATATAAAGTTGTAACGAATCTTTCTTTTTTATCGACTTTAGCATCTTGTGGAAATGATTGAGGTTGATTCCAAGGTACATTGTAGTCGTTTTGAATTTATACATTGTAAAATTATCACTATCTAATTCGACCTTCAGAAGAACAGTTCTATTATAATCCATCATTCTCAGACTTATACCGGTCTCTTCTATAAGAAAACAGGCAACCTTAATGTTGTTTTGTAGAAGCTCTGCGAGAACTTTAATAGTATAGGCATTATTTGTTTTGCACCTAAAGATTATGGTCATTTTATAAATATATTTGAGTTTTTAAATATAGTTTTTAATGATACCCTTTTTAAATATATTTTTATTGTAATTATTTATATTTAATTCATACTACTTCCATATCAATATATGGAATATTTAATTAGTCTTGGGAACATACTTCGCAAAACCACAATTCATTCTTTTCTAAATGTGGTTTGTCAACATGAATTCTGGGTTGGCAAAATTACCAGAAAAATATAAGGGATTACATAAAAATGATACCCTTGGAGGTAAACAAAATATGTTAATTGTTCTTGTGAATATACTTCGCAAAACCACACTTTATTCTTTTGACATGTGGTTTTGCCAACGTGAATTCTGGGTATTTAATTGTTCTTATGAACATACTTCGCCAAACCACACTTTATTTTTTTAAAGTGTTGTTTGGCAATATGAATTCTGACTATTTAATTGGTCTTGGGAATATACTTCGCAAAAACCACACTTCATTCTTTTAAAGTGTGGTTTGACAATATGAATTCTGACTATTTAATTGGTCTTGGGAATATACTTCGCAAAAACCACACTTCATTCTTTGGAAATGTGGTTTGCCAGCATGAATTCTGAATATTTTATGACATATTAAGGCATGTACAAAAATAAACAGTACAATATTCACAATTAGAAAAAATAAATATGGGTTTAAAAGACTTGTAGTCTAATATAAAAATGACAGATGTAATTAATTTAATTGATGTTAACTTAATATTTAATAATAAGATAAGAGTATTAGGTACGCAAGAAAAGCCTTTATTTGCAGTGTCAGATATCTATAAAATTTTAGTTTTAAGTAATGTAACGGTTGTTTTAAGAAATATTCTCGATAAATTGCACACTTCAGTATTTAGATAGAATATTCTATCTAAATTTTATTTGTTTTTATTTGTATTCACGTATATGCTTTAATATTTTTGATATTACATTTCCAATATTGAAACATTTTTCGTGTGGATTAAATTTTATAAATGTGCAATTCAGTTCTTCTCTTATTTTTTCATATTCTTTATTTCTATCTACATGATTATGTTCATCACATTCAATTGCTAATTTATAATCTATAAAATATAGATCAATTCTATAATTATTTATACTATATTGTGTACTGATATATCTCAATAAAATAATTATATTTTTTATTTATAAAAAAATATAAAACACGTATATTCCAAGTATTAATTAATTCCCAAGCAATTTTTGTATTTTTGTCAATTTTTCTTTTGTTAGATTGTATTGCTCTGTTTTTTCCTGTAACTTTTCATGTGTTTCTTTTAGTTTTTTTTTAATATTTTGATATTCTTTTATAATTTTATCTACATTTGACGTCAAACTGTAACAATTTGCTTTTAAAGTAACTGTAATATCTTCTTCATCACTATTATTAGATACTTCTTTAAAAACTTTCTTAACTGATTCTTTAACTGCTACATTAACCACTTCTTTCGCATCTTCCTTAACAACTTCATCGACGACTTCATCCACGACTTCTTTAACCACTTCTTTAACTACTTCTTTAACTACTTCTTCTTTAGAAGATTCTTTAACCATTTTGTTTTCTTCTTTAACGATTTCTTTTGGGACTTTTTTAACTTCTTGTTCAATCTTTTCTACTTCCTCATCTTCTTCACTTGATTCTTCGCTAGTTTCTTTGGTGGTTTCTTTGGTGGTTTTTGATTCGTTAGTGGATTTTTCTTCTTCGGGGTCTTCGTTGCTTTCATAATCACCTTCTTCACCTTCTTCTTCTTCTTCTTCGTCTTCTTGTTCGGAAACGTTATCTATTAGAGAAGCATCATATTTAAATTTCCATTTGATACAGAGTTTTAAGGTTTCTTCATTAAAAGGTAGAAAATTACCGTCTATAAATTGCCCTGTTACAGTTTTTTCTTTAGCAGATTTAAAAACCAGAGTCGATTCTGGATGCCAAAGGGTGTCTAGATCTTTATTAAGCTTTAGTATAATTTTTCTTTTTGGTGCGGTTGCCATATTTATTTGATATTTTTAGTTTTTAAATAGGTGGTAATAAAAATTAAAGATTTCTATGATCTAATTATATCCCAATGACAATTACATTTTCTAATTTTGTAGAAATAATGTGTTTATTATAGTTATTTTTTAGTTGTGTATTGTGTGTGTTAATTTGTTTTAATAATAATAAATATATTTATAGATTTTATTTATTATTATTAAAGATGCATGTTGTGTTAGTTACAGAACAAAAAAATATAAATGTTGATGTTTACATATTGGATTCGGATATTACATTTTTAAAAAGAATATGTGCTGTTATGTACACTTTAAGAAAATATATATATTTTCCAAATGGTTTACCAAAATTAGTTGATATATATGAGTCCGATATAGTGGTCACAATTAATGTTGTTGATATTTTACAATTAATTAAAAAGAATAGTAGAGATTCATCATTTAATAGTTTTATGGATTTAGAAAAAGTTAGGGGTATTATTATGCACAATGATGATATGTATGTTGAGAATGTATTGATACCTTCTTGGTTGGCTTTTCAAAGTGATTTATTGTCTATTAGTGGTGAAAAAAAATATAGTGAATATGAAAAGATGGCTACAGTTCTTCATTATAAACTTCAACTTGTTCCTAGATATTTATCGGAAATTGAGTTTGAAAATATGGTAAAAAATATAGATGGTAAATCTGTTACTATAGAGAGAGATATAGAGAGAGATGTAGAGAATAGAAATGACATGGATAATATAAGTTCGAAATTGGAAAAGTCTAAATCTGTGTATTACACATCGTTTGAAGAAGAAGATGTTCAATATAGTAAGAATATCGATCTTAGTGATGTGACGTTATTAGAACTTTTTAATGATATAAAATTGAATACATATGTTCCGTTTGCTTCTGTTAAAAATTATTTTAAAATTTTGAGGGATAGTAGGCCGTCTGAATTGTGGGATGAGATAGATGATGATATATTGGTTAAAATTGTTGATAAAGATATATTAGTAAATGTAAAATATAGCGATTATACGACAGTTAAGATAAAATATGAAAAAGATAAGTTGTTGGCTATATTTGAAAAAAATATAAAAACAACTGTTGATTTAGAAGATAGATTTACGAGTATATTTAATCCCAGATTGAAAATGGATAATCGTATTGATATACAAATCGGTGGTGTATTTTATTTTCCTATGTTTCGTGTAGAAAAGTATATTTTATTGGATTTAATTATGAATAATAAAATTTTTTCTCAGTTAATATCTGTTAATGAGACAGACAAAACTACTAAAAAGAGAACTAATATGACTATATATTTTAATGTTGCAAGTATCGGAAATTTAACAGCGACAATAACTCCAAAACAGATGAGTAGAAACGATCCTACGATGAAATTGTATCAGGAAAATAAGGAATTTGAAGAAGGTAGTGATTATTTAAGGGTTAAAATATCAAAGGCTAAATATGTGACTAATATTATGAAGTTTATTGGTATATTTTCGAAATTATTAGGAATGTATAAAGAAGAAGAGAAAAGAATAATAGAAGAATATAGAAAATACATACCTGATTTTTTAGTAAAGAAAGAAAAGCCAGAATATGTTTATGACGGAGATATAATATTACAAAAAGAACTCCCTGGGCTGTTTATACCTAATTATAGTCGTGGTGGATGTGATGCTCAAAGAATGCCTAGTATTATTCGTAATGATGATGTTGCAGCTGCAATAGCAGATGGTAAAAAAGTTATGGGGTTTCCATTCGATAAAGATTCTAGCGATTTTCGTTATTATATATGTAATCATAAAAAAAATCCATACCCAGGAATAAAAGAAAATAAATTATCAAATAATATAAAAAGCGAAGGAGGATATCAAGTTATCCCATGCTGTTTTGGAACAGATCAATCTAAGCCTGACGGGAGAGGTCATATGCTATACAAGACATATTTTGAAGGTAAAGACTTTGAAAAACTAAAAATAGATCAAAAACAAGAATATCTCGTGACAAATAAAATATTAAACAGACATAGTTTTGGAGAATTACCTGATAACTTAAAAAACTTTTTCTCTCTTGATACAATTCATACTTCAGATTACAGATACGTTCGTAAAGGTATCAGTCGATTAAAAAATAGTAAAAGTAGTTTCTTACTTGCTGTTTTGGAGGCTATTCAAGGTCAGTTAAACAAGGGTGATCCACCTGATATATTTAATATTAAAGATGACGATAAGCTTTCAGAGTATGTTAATATAATTAGGGGTGAGTTGGCTGATGATAAGGAAAATGCTAGTTTATGTAAGCAAGAGATGTATGATAGAACTTGCGATGAGATTCTGTCTGATATTCGAAATCCTAATGTTGATTTAGATCCTAAATTATTTATTAGATTATTAGAAAATCATTATAATTTAAATATCTATGTATTTACTGATGAAAAAGGTTTAATTTTACCAAGACATACCCAAGCATATTACAAATATATACATGATAGGAAATCTATATTTATATATCAGCATATGGGTACAGAAATAGATAAGGCTACATATCCACAGTGTGAATTAATTATAAAACTTAAAAATGGAGATCGTATAGAAAACAAAAATGTTCTAAATTTTAAAAAAACTAAATTATTTGCAAACAGTCCAAATAAATTTATTTCTAAACTTGTGGCTTCTTCTTTTAAAAAATTAAGCAAATCATACGTGTTAAACACTTTAATAGAAGATATAAAAAATCCTTTTGTCGATATCGACGATGATATAATCCAAAATCAAAGAATAGACATATACGGTAAATTAAGACGAGTTGATATAATTTTTGAGGAAAAAATGGTAAGTATATTTACAGATCCATTACCACCTATAAAAACAAAAGAATTAGATATCAATTCTACAATTAATAAAACAGATATTAAAAATGCTATTGGTATATTTAGACATATTTTTAAGTTAAAAATATCATATCAAATTGTTCAGGATGGTGTGACAAAAGAGATATGTGCAATAACTGATAATAATACAAAAATATCAATACCTATTTATGAAACAAAAACTAGAGTCCCAGATATAGAAGTAAGATATAATGGATTAAGTTATTCTGAAAATGATGAGACATCTATCATATCATTATATAGCCTAAATAAAAAAACAGCCAGATATCTAACTGAATATATATATTGGCTATATTCTAATTATTTTAAAGAAAATGAAGAAAAATATGCTGGGAAGATGACTGATCAATCAATAATAGATTTCAAGGATCAGTGTATAGAGATAGATTCCAACTTTAAATATGATTATACTAATATTAAAAAAACTTTTTCTAAAAATAGTGGATTTTTTTCATACACAGAAAAACTAATACTTCACAGCGAAGAAATTTTAAAAAGATTATTATATTCTCTTAGCATAGCCAGAATAAGAAATATTCTAAATGATTACGAAAATCAAACCGTTATAAAGCAGTATTATTTAGATATCACAGATTTTACTCAGACCCCTTCACAGGTTATTTTAGAAGGAGATGATTCTGTTAAGAAATGGTTAGAAGAAAAAGATACTCAGTATAATTTACATACAAATATCGAATTCAGCACAGTCATACCATATTTTATATTATTTCAAAATATACTTTACTTAGCTCAAAACACTGATAATCTCGGTAAATGTACTGATATAGTTCAGAAATGGTATTCCGATAATAAATATAATGTAGGTTTATATGCACAATCTGTTCTTCCTATACAATTGACACTTTATAAAGTTACTTTGTCAAATGATGAATTTATAGTTGTTAAAACACCTGGTAAGATAACTACATACTCAGAAACTAAAATTATATCATATCCAATTGGTGATAAAGTTAAATATGTTGTGCTATTACCTCTACAAAAATAATATATAATAAAATTAAAATGAGTTTTAAAAAAACAAAATTTAATATAAACAACGATGTCTAAAATAACTAAAAAACAAGTGTATACAAAGATGGATCCAGTCGATCATATTCTTGCCAGAAGTGATATGTATATCTCTAGTACAAAACCTCGTAAAGTACAAGAATATATTGCAACGTCAGATACAAATGGTTATCATATTTATCAAAATGAGATTATGTGCTCACCTGGATTACTTAGAATATTTGTTGAACCGCTATCAAACGCGGTTGATAATGTATCAAGAAGTATTAAAGGAAAAACGCCTTGTACAAACATTAAAGTGAATATTGATTTGAAAACAGGAAAAACCAGTGTATGGAATGACGGAATGTCTATTGAAATTGAAATGAATGAAGAAGAAAAATGCTATAATCACACGATGATTTTTGGACAGTTACTTACATCATCAAATTACGATGATGGGGAAGAAAGAGTTGATATTTCAGGAAGGAATGGACTAGGTGTAAAATTATGTAACGTGTTTTCCGAGTCTTTTAGTATTTTGGGATATGATCCAAAGAGTGAGCAGACTTTTGAACAGACTTGGACTAACAATATGAAGACTGTGAGTGATACAATAATTACCAAAACAAAAAAATATAAAACAGGATTTACACAAGTCACTTGGACACCAGATTTTAAAAGATTTGGTGTAAAAGGATATACTCAAGATATTATCAATCTTTATTGTAGGTATGTTATTGATGCCGCAATGATCACAAAAGTTAATGTATATTTTAACAACGAACTAGTACCTGTAAAAAGCATTAGTGATTATGCTGAGTTATATCTAAAAGAGCCAACACAGGAAATTTTGATAATTAAAACACCGACTGCAGAAATTGCACTTACGCCGTCATGTGGTGATTATCAGACAATTTCTTTTGCCAGCGGTGTATATACTTGTAATGGCGGTACACATGTTGACGCGTGGAGCGAATCTATTTTCCGACCTATCGTAAATAAATTTAATGCTCCTAAAAAGCCACAGATTACTATTAAAGACGTTAAACAATTTTTTAGATTATTTGTAGTTGCAAGTGTGACGAATCCAACATTCGATTCCCAAGACAAGAGTAAATTAGAATCGCCAACAGTTATTGCGTCTGTAAAACCCACACATATTAACACAATCATGAAGTGGTCTATAAGAGAAAAAATTGAAGATATTATTCGTTCAAAAGAAATGATAACTTTAAAAAAGACTGAAAGAAAGAAAAAAGGTTTTATAAAAATTGAAGGACTAGATCCTGCAAACAACGCAGGGACAAAACATGCAACAGAATGCACACTAATTTTATGCGAAGGATTGTCTGCTAAAACATATGCGGTTCAGGGAATAGAAATTGGCGTATTTGGTAAACAAGGAAGAGATTGGTTTGGTATTTTGCCCTTGCGTGGTAAGTTATTGAATGTTCGTAATAACAAGCCGGATACAATCTCTAAGAATGCTGTCGTTAATGATTTAATTAAATCTATAGGAGCTAGATACGGAGTTGATTATACTGATGAAAAGAATTTTAAAACATTGCAATATGGTAGTTTGATGATACTAACTGACGCTGATGATGACGGAATTCATATCTCCGGACTTATACAAAATATTATTCATAATTTATTTCCGTCTTTATTGTGTAGAGAAACTCCTTTCATTACAAGCATGCACACTCCGATAGTTAGGGTATATTTGAGCAGAACAAATTCTATATTATTTTATGACGAAAGTGAATATAGAATGTATGTTGAAAAATATCAAAAAAGATTTCCTAATAAAATTATCAACAAAAAATACTATAAGGGGTTAGGCACATCAAGCGAAGAAGATATTTTGGAAACTTTTGGGAAGAAAATGCTATTATTAAAAGGTGATGAAAAAATAACAGACAGTATGAACAAGGTATTCCACAAAAACTACGCAGACTCTAGAAAAGAATGGTTAGAAAATTACTCACCAGAAAATCCGAGATTGTCATGGTCTGGTTCAAAAGAGGAGGTGCTTACTATGGACATGTCTAAGTTCTTAGACACTGAATTGATTAAGTTTTCGTTGAGTGATTGTAAAAGAAGTATTCCCAATGCTATCGATGGCCTTAAAGAAAGTAATCGAAAAATTTTATATTCTTGTTTTTTAAAGAACCTTAGATACACAGGAAAAACTCTAAAAGTCGCTCAGTTAGCTGGATATGTCGCCGAAAAATCAGCATATCACCATGGCGAACAAAACAATTATAAAACAATTACTAAAATGGCTCATGCTTTTCCAGGTAGTAATAATATTCCATTGTTATATAGAGATGGACAATTTGGTTCTAGAATGGAAGGTGGTGAAGATGCCGCTAATGCAAGGTATATTTTTACAAAATTAGATAAATTGACAAGATTGTTGTTTAAAGTTGAAGACGATGCACTTTATGAGAGAGTAGAAGATGACGGTGATGTAGTAGAACCAAAACAATATATTCCTATTTTACCAATGATTTTAGTCAATGGGTGTAGCGCAGGTATTGGAACAGGATGGTCAAGTTCCGTACCTTGTTATAATCCTCTTGATCTTATTGCTGGTATCAAAATCTGGCTTGCAAATGATGGAAAAGTTCTTTCAGAAAAAGAAGGAATGTTGATATCTATGTTCCCGGAAATGACTCCATGGTATAGAGGGTTTACTGGAAGAATCGAAAAAGATACAAAGGATAACAGATATATTACATATGGAAGAGTTGTCCAAGAAAGTAAAAAAAGAATTGTTGAAGAGTTGCCTGTTGGATTATGGACTAATAAATTCAAAGAAACTTTAGATGGTCATTTGGAAGATAAACAAATTCAACGTGTACAGAATTATTCGACTCCTAAAGTAGTTAAGTTTGTTATTACAGAATCTCAAGACGGTTTTGTCTGCAATGAAAAAACACTTAAGTTACACACATATTTATACACTTCTAATATGGTGTTGTTTACAACTGATGGTAAATTAAAAAAGTTTAAATCCACAGATGAAATCCTTGATTATTTCTGTAAAGTTAGATATTCATATTATATCAAGAGAAAAAAGCACATTTTAGATAAGTATAAAACAGAAATTACTTTTCTTGGCAATAAAAAAAGATTTTTGGAAGAAGTAATGAATGGTGATCTATCTTTATACGACAATAAAAAATCCCGAGAGGAAGAAGATATTATCAATGACTTGATTGAACGCAAGTATGATAAAGAAACTAAAACAGAAGTGAATGAAGAAGGTGAAACTGTCAATGTTGGTGGTTACGACTATCTTTTAAGAATGCAAATTAGAAGTTTTACAACTAAAAAATTAAACTCCCTTAAAAATGATATAGATTCTGTAACTAAAAAAATTGAAGATGTCAATAAAACAAGCGAAACAGATATGTGGCTAATTGAATTAGAAGAATTTGCAAAAGCATATACATCATGGCTAAAAGAAATCGATAAAGAAACAATTAAAACAAAGAATGCTAAAAAGTAAATATAAATTCCATACCAGTAAATATGAAAAAAATCTTTATAATAAAATATAAAGATTTAGCCTTCGTAATCACAATATTTTTGACATTTTTTGGGACATGGATAATCACCAAACGAATTTGGATTACAACATCTTGGTTGACGCCATGCATTACGACATTCTCTTTGACAAAAATATCCATTCTTATCACCCCTTCCCCACCCAAAACAAGGTTTTAAACCATCACAACAATCCATAGGACATTTATTATCATATTTTTCACCACCAAATACGTCTTCCTTATCGCCGAAACATTTTTTTACACTAACATTACACACCCCATCTTTACAGTATTCTGTACTTGTACATATACCACATGTACCACCACATCCATTATCTCCGCAATTTTTTCCGTCGCAACTGGGTATACAATTATCAGCTAAAATTTGTATTTTTTTATTGCTTTTATTACTAAGTGAGAGTATATGTTTGATTCCAAAATATAATATCAAAAATAATATTAAAGATAAAATTACAATAACAATTGTATATATTATTTTTCCCATTTATATTATAAAATATTTAAATATATGATAATATAAATGTATAGTATAGAAACTAAAAAAATATGTTTATATTTAAACACATATTATGACTGTGTAACTTTTAACAATTCTTCGAATATAATTCGGAAAGAATTTGAGAAAACTATAAAAACACAAACTTTAAAAAAAAATAAAAATAAAAATATAACATTAATTAGGTTAATTCAGAATTATTATAAACCATATGATAATATAATAACCAATTTATCAGGTCCGTTTTCAATATCTTTATATAGGAGTGAAAAATATAAAAAAAATGTCTATGTATTTGGTGAATTTCACGGATATCTAAATTCATGTAAAAAAAATTTTGATACGATATCACCATATTTTACAAAACTATTTAAAAGTACATCAACTTTCATAGATTTTTATCTTGAAATAGATCATGACAATATGACAAAGTATTCAGGTAATTTGTTCTTAAACAAGTTACGACATACTGTTAAAAAATGCGTTAATAATAACACTAATCCAGACTGTAATTTAGTAAGGGCTCATTATACAGATCTTCGGGGAAATTACGCAGATGTGAGCAAAGCTACTAATGATCTAAGTATTTTGTGGCATATGAAAGATAGAAACGATTTGATAGATCCTAAATATGCTGTAATCATTGAAAAAATACATAAAATGAATTGGCTAGAATTCAAAGAATATGTAAAATTTCAAATACTTTCAGTTCCAAAAATCCGAAAAGAATATGAAAGAACAACTGAAAGGAAAATGATATATATATTTATGGATGATTTCCTTGAAGACAACAAAAAATACTGGAAAAAAACAATATTTTCGAAAGCTAAAAATACAAATGATAAATATTATAAAATGCATGATTCGATTGTTAGATTTGATATGTTAGTTATGGATGTTTACTTATTATCCAGAATTTTTAAAATATTCAATGTTAGCGAACTAACATTTCAACCTTCAGAGCCACACAATATAATCATATATTGTGGCCAATGGCATGCAGAAACTTATCAAAAATTTTTCTTACAGAATGATTTTAAATTAATCGAATCAGCTACAAATTTATCTACAAGATGTGTAAATTTTGAAAATATATCACAACCTCTATTTTCAAGCTTAAAATGTTTTTGATTTTATATATATATATATATATATATCGTTAATGATATAAAGTCTTTCAAGATATCAATTATTAAAGTTTTATTTTCGTATACACAAACATAAAACACTTATTATACAAAACTATTTATTATATTCATTGCTTTTACAAATTTATTTAAAAATGACTTTTATTTATATTAAAAATATAAATGAATCTTCCTGTTAACCTCACTGAGTATATTTATAATAAAAGACAAGAAAAATATAATAATATAATAATATTAGGAAGAATACTTTCGTTTCTATGTGTCTAAAACATAGCCAACAAAAATGTTTATGTGTAAAAAAGAATAAAAATTGTAACATAAATGGTATAATAGATTTATCTAAATTAAAAGATAAAGAATATGTCAGTAATTTGTATGAAAATGGAGTATTAGACGGTTTATATAACATAATGCAATCTGTTACTCAAAGTTTAAGATCGTCAACCGGTTATGCTTTTGAAAATATAATTGAAAGTATATTTAAAAAAAATGATATTACCTATAGTTCTCAAGTAAAATTAAACGATAACCATATAGTTGATTTTACAATCCCATGTTTTGAAAAAAATAGTGATATAGTTGATTTTAAAGGTATTATTATAAGTTGTAAAACATCGCTAAGAGAAAGATATTTACAAGATAAATATATTAAATGTGAAACCATTTATATAACAATGGATCAAGTTGATAAAAAGAATGTAATTAGTCTAAATAACAATAAAAAAACTTTAGATTATGGTTTAATGAGGAGAAAGAAAAAATGAAACAAGAAGAAAAAATGAAAGTCCTTGATTTATTTTGTGGTTGTGGAGGTTTTACAAGAAGGGTTTAAAAAGCTGGTTTAAATGTTATTGTTGGCATAGATATATGGGATAAGGCAATAGAAACTTATAAGAAAAATCATGATCACATTGCTTTATGTAAAGATTTAGTAATTTATAACCCAAAAGATTTAGAAAAAGAATATAACATCAAAAATATAGATATAATTATTGGAGGTCCGCCTTGTCAAGGTTTTAGTAATGCTGGTAAAAGAGATATAAAAGACCCAAGAAATTCATTGTTTATGGAATTTAAAAAATATTTAGATTATTATAATCCTAAAATGTTTATTATGGAAAATGTTATGGGTATCTTATCGATGAAAAATGAAAAAAATGAAAAGTGTATTGACATCGCTTTAGATTTGTTAAATAAAAACTATAATACAAAAATTTGTAAATTATACGCTAGTGATTTTGGAGTACCTCAAAACAGAAGAAGAGTTTTAATATTCGGAATAAGAAAAGACATCGGTATATTGCCTTATGAACCTGATATTTTATTTAATAAAGAAAATCGAATCCCTGTATCTACCATATTAGAAAAAAAAGAATATGTTGATGCTTCTTATTACTTATCCGAAATAGCATTAAATGGAATTAATAAAAAAAAAGGACGAATGATAAAAGAAGGAAAAGGATTTGGAGCACAATTTTTAAAATTTGATAAACCTTCATATACAATTCCAGCAAGATATTGGAAAGATGGATATGATGCTTTAGTAAAATATTCAGATACTGAAATTAGACGTTTAACTATAACAGAGTTAGCAAGAATTCAAAGTTTCCCAGAATCATATATTTTTGTAGGTACAAAAAAAGAAAAAATTATGCAAATTGGGAATGCTGTTGCTTGTAATTTTTCGTATCATATGGCTAAACACTTAGAAAAAATGATCATCAATCATCATAACACAACTGATGATTATGAGACAAAAAGTTGCGAAATAAACCATAATCAGACAAATAATCTTGTAATACAAGATACAACCATACAATATACAACCATACAATATACAACCATACAAGATGAAACAAAGTTAAAAAGAGAAGAATTAAAACAATTATGTAAGAAAAAAGGTTTGAAAAAATATAGTAAACTTAAAAAAGCAGAACTAATAAAACTACTTAAATCTTAATCTTATTTTAATTACTCCTAATTTTTTGACTATATTTAAAGTTGATAGAAAAATTTATGAGTATTTGAGTTATTTATTATACTTTATGTTATTAAAAAGAAAATATTTTATCCTATAATAAGGATAAAATATTTTTACATTTTTTGTATTTCTTATACTAAATTTAAATAATCTAGTAAATCATAAATTACATAGCATTGTTGAGGGTCTATATGAAAATATATATATAGACAATATATAGACAATATATAGAATTTTTAAAAACTACAATTAAAAAAAAATCTCAATTATAATAAATATGACATCAGATACAAAAAAAAATGGTGAGACACAAGAAGATTTTTGTACTGCATGTGCCATGATACCATTAGCATTTGCCGGAGCAGGCACGACAGCATACGGGGCATCGAGCAGAGGAAGCAGTAAAAAAATGAGAACAATTTTACTTTGGACTGGAGTAAGTACAGCATTAATAGCATTTTTGACTATAATGTACGTATACTATATTAAAAAAAATTGTGTAGAATGTAACAAATAGTAATTTATAATTTTTATTATAAATTCTTGTATATTCTATTTCAGTGATAGCACTCATATTTTGTATAATTTTATAAAACCACCGCTTTTACGCAAACTCATATCAAAATCATTCAATAATAAACTATATTCTTTCCAATTACCACCAGCCAAACCACAACCTATACCATACGGAACAGCCACAGTAATACACCCTCCAATAGAATCAAAATACTCCAATAAACTAGAAAGACCCTGTTTGAAATATTTCAATCTATCAATTTTTTCATCCGGATAAGAAGATGTAGGATAATAACGAGAATATGCTTTACCTGGTCTATATTGTCCATATAAACATATAATAGATGGAAGATTTTCTTCTCCCTCTAAAATATCAACTGTTCCAGGAACTGACCTATCTTCTGGTATCGCACAATTTTTATTACCCATACACTTACGTTCTGAATAAGGATCTCCATGATCAAAATGATCAGCTAAAACTTTTGCTAGACCTAGTGCTGTAATTGTTAAACAGTTACATTGTTGAAGAATATACTTTTCCGTTGCCATACAAATATCTTGATTTATAATCTCCATTTATTATTATATTTAAACTATAATAATAAACTCATTTTATTACCAACCCAACTCTTGCCTAAGATCAGACCCAAGATATGCAATAAAATTATTAGGAGAATCTTCTTTGATACCAGCATCACTTCGGGCTTTCATATACTTCTCAATATATGTACCTTTAAAATCAGGAAACTCAGAATCCATTTTCTCTAATTCATCACGAGTCCTAAGAATAATTTCTTTCATTTCAACCATTTTTTTCTCAGATTCTATATATGTAAACCCAATCTGACTCATTTTAACTCTCATAGTTATATAATCTTCGTAAGGATCAGACTCCTCTCTTTTAGATTCTAAAATCAAAGCCTCTTCTCTTTCCTTTATCTCGTTTACAACTTTCTGCTCATCATTTTTCTTTTGTTTAATATTAGCACTAACAGCAGCCGTAGTTTCTCTTCGAATATCAACTTCAGATGTCTCTGCTGAATATTTAGATGTTGTTGTAAGAGGAAATGGTCTTCCAACATACGTATGATATATCTGATGATAAGAATCAACATTTCTAATCAAATATTCGGCTCTCTCATTGGCTTCCATAGTAGTAGGATACACACCTCTAATTTTAGAGAAACCATATACACCATTTTTATTAGGAATTGCCCCCTTAGCAGGAACAAAAGAAATTAAACCAACCATTTGCATTGGCATAACAGGATCGGCATATTTACGCTCTACACTCGGAAACTTCTTAATAAAATCAGTATTGCTTAAACATTTTACAGCTGCTTCAGTCTCGGAATCAGTTAATGGAGGATGATTTTGATTCGGTTTGTATGAACGTTCTGTATCTCTATCATCTGGACATGTTAGAGAATTTTCTAGAATATGCTCCTCGTGAACAAATACATTTTGTTCATTTTTACATTGTATATCTGATTTAATTTCGGACATTTATTATTAGAATACAATCTTTAAATACGAAAAAAATACTATTTAACATATTATTATCAAAAAATAATAATATAATAATAATAAATGTCACAACTTAATAACTTCTTAATTAGGACTGCTGACGATCTAAACACTAGAAATATATATACTTTTGCTACAGAAACACCAATTTTTAACGCCGGATCTATACAATCGATACCAGTCGATGAATTCATACTATCATCTATAATGCCAGGAGATGTAATCATTTATAATGGACTTGAATTTGTCGCAAATCAACTTGAACCCGCGCCAACCGGATATACTGGACCAACTGGATACACAGGTTACACCGGAGTAACAGGATATACAGGATATACCGGATATACCGGATATACAGGTTATACTGGTTACACTGGTTACACTGGCGTAACCGGACCAACTGGACCACCTGGAGGTTTTGGAGGAGCATCTTTTGTATACAAATTTTCCAGTG